NTTGTAATATCAACTGATCCTCCTTCAGGAATAGATGCATGTATTTTTATTTTCTTTTTTCTTTTTCTAAAAAGTATATTTAATAAATTCATTTATATTACTGCCTTTTCCAAAATATAATGTCCTTGTCCTTTCACTCTGTTATCTATCTTCCAACCATGTAATGCATAACGGCTTCCATCTGCTTCGTGGTCATTCTCCTTAACATGTTTCCCATAAATAAACCCATCCCCAAGAGTACTTTCCTGATTGACTAAATTAACCATAGATTGAAAAGTATATTTGCAATTATAATCATAATACAATTCATATTCATTAACACTACTATCTCCTGGGCCAACTTCTTTATATGCTTTCTTTGCCTGATATCCAGCTGATTGACATTCCAATATTCTATCCGGTTCATGATCACAATATAAAAAAATTCCTTTTTCTTTTAATCCAACAATTTTATCTAATTCATTTATCAAATCAGAAGTAACTCCTCCCAATACTATTATTTCATGAAAACAATATGCTTTTATTTTATCAGAAGTTATTTTAATTCCCCAAATAACAGCACACATATGTAGTCCCCAGTCAATACCAACAACAATATCATCATAAAATTTATATATATTCTTTTCACAATTTATTATATTTTTCTCATGAACATTACTATAAACGGCTCCAGGAGAATAAGCCCATTCTCCTCTTAAAAATCTGGCCTTTTTATCTTCTGGTAATTTCTCTAAAATATTTTTAATATAACCTTCCGGTAAATGTTCAATATTATCTTGTGGATAAAACTTTAATGTCTTTCTACTTTCATCATTCTCCACATAAAATTCCTTATATAAATAATGAGTAGGTTGTCTTGGATTACAATCATATACTATAAAATTATGAAAATTTTTAATCAATTTAGTTAATTTTCCTAAATTATTATAATCATCTATAATCCTTTCTAACTTATTTACATTTTGAGCTAATCTTGTTTTAACCAAATCTCTAATACTTTGAGGAATCTCAACTGATTCATTCAAAAATATTATTCCAAATTCTTGACCAAGCACTCTCTCTGTATTTTCTTTACTATCCAATCCACCTAACCATATTTCAGATTTACCAGTTCTAACAATAAATCTCGATTTATCTATTCCTGCTTGTGGATACATTTTTTGAATTAGAGGGATCAAAGTTTGATCCCATACAGATGCTCTTGCATGTGCAAATTTCATTCTTGCCACTAATGCTCGGAGACCAACAAACAACTGACAAAGAATAATAATAACAATAATAATAATAAGTGTTTTTCCAGATCTGGAACCACCATCAAAAAGAATATCAGTATACTTATTATCTTCCATCAATATCCTTCTACCTAATTCCTGTTTATCTGTTAGTACTATACCTTTAGATTTCTTTTTCTTGGACATGAGAACTATGCATCCTATATTTTGTATTTAATATTTCTATAAAATATATTTAATTTTTTATTAACAGATCTGAAATCCTTTACTTCTTCTTCATTTAAAAATATTTTTATTCTTCCTAATAGTTTATTTATCACTTATCATCTCCCATATAAGTTCCATTCTCATTTATTTTAACAACTTTCAAATTACATACTCCATACTGTTCATTTACTACATGATGTTTACATTCTTTATTGAGACAAGTTATCCTTACTATTCTATCAATTTCAGAGGTATCAAATTTAAATTTTAACTCATTTAATTCAGCCATTTATTATTTTTCCTGTAAATAATATTTTTCTGTTACCTTTTCTAATATCTCAAAAACATTCTCTCTTATTATTTCCTGTTCTCTTTCAGGTAAATCTTTACATTTCATAATTATTTGTTCTTGCCATTTCTCATAACATTCTTCTGGTATTTCATGAATAAGCTCAAAACTTTTCCCATCTTCCCAAATCTCACATTCTGCTAATAAATTAACTTTCATCCATTTTGCCCAAATATTATGAACCAATTCACATAACGCTTCTATTAACTCTTCATATCTATTCATTTCTTTCCTCTTATTTATTTTTACAAGTTCCAAAAAAAATTGGATTCAAATCTTCTTTCTTCATATTTATCATTTACTTATTTTTCCGCATAACACGCATTTTAAAATATTATTTTTTTGTAATTCATAATCATGCCCATCCTTATATAATAACCCCAATTCTGAATCAAAACCTAAAGGAGTTTTAAAAAGATGATAAAAAGTTTTTGCAATACAAATAATTCCTAATAATCTTTTCATTTTTTTATCTCTTTTTTACACATTTTATTCATATGCCAACTATAATTGCCATAAATCAATATACGTTTTTTTGCAATTTATACAAATCACTTCCCTTTAAAAAACTATAAAAATTTCCTCATCATTTCGTTTATTATAAATAAGTATTGGAAATTTATTTTGTTGTATTTGCTATAGTTCTGTTATCATTCTTTATCTTTATCTTCTCCTTTAATCTTTTTATCTTTTTTAGAAAAAACACCTTTAATTATATTAACTACTTCTCCTTTAACTTCGAGCTCCTGTCTTTCTTTCCATTCCTTAGGTCTTCTATTTTTTAACCAAAAACAAATAGCTCCTGTGTCTGGAGGATAATGTTTTATAGTTTTTACTATTGTTACTTTTCCTTGAGCATTGCAAAAAATCTTATCTTCTGGATGAGAATATCCGGTTGCTCTTTGAAATAATGATGCGACTACTTTATCATCTGGATATTTCTTACCTTTTTTTAGCGACTTAAGAAACTCTGGATGTTTTTTCTTCCAATCATTTAATGTAACTTCACTTATTCCTATTTCTTTGGATACTTCTTTATCTGTTTTTCCTATTCGAGTAAGTAATTCTACTATTTTTGGATGATAAATTGGATTGTATCTTGAAGGTCTTCCTATTTTTTTCTTTTTATCTTTTAAAGTACTTTTATTTTTTCTTTTCTTACTACTTTTTTCCATAGTATATTATATATAATACTATACTATATGAAAAAGTAAATAGTTTTTATAAAAAAATTGTCTTATAGTATGAAAATAATTCTGTATAGTATGAATTTTTAAATTTTTTTAAATATTTCAAATAAATTTATTATAATTATAAAAATAATCAATATAAAAATAGGTGTTATTATAGCAATTACTATATATTGCTCTATTGTTTTTGCAATTATAAGTAGGATAGTAAATACACTCGTAATTATAATTATCCCTATTATATGAAAAAATCCTGAAACAATTCCACTTATTATATCAAATAATTTATTTTTCATTTTGATATTTTTCCTCCATTTCTAATATTTTATCGCTCCACCAAGTATCATCAAGATGCGCTTTATATATTTCTTTATTAAAATATTCTTTTAATTCCATTTTTTCTTTTTTTGACCAATCTTTCATACGCCTTAATTTTATTTTTCTATTCATCTTTTAAAGCCTTTTTTTCTATTCTTTTCATTTCAATATCTACATTATTATAAATTTCCCATTCTATCTTATTTTCTGCAAAGAATAATATATCATCTATTTTTGTTTCTAACATTCTCCACATTTTTATATATCTATTTGCTTTATCAATATATTCACATTCTATTCCTGAATAATCACATCTTTTCATTTATTTCTCCTATTATTATTTAATTTTAATACTTTTTGATTTACTTTTTTAAATTGTTAAAAATTATTTACATTTTTGTAAAATATAATTTCTCATTATTATTTCTATTGTACAAAACTAATCCATCTTCATCTATCTGATTTATTTTGTGTATTGCATATCTCACATGAGAATTTGAAACATATCCAAATACAATAATATCATCATGGCAAAAAATCACTCCTCTATTTATTGGCAGTAAAGATAAATTATATTGATAAAAACGATTATTTCTATCAACTTCATAATAATTTATCTCTGAATCAGTTGATTTTGTAACTTTCCAAAATCCAGTAAAATCATATAATTGCTGTTTTTCTTGTAAATTACATCCTACAATCCCTAAAATAATAACCATTAAAATAATAATTTTTTTCATTTTATTCCTCCTTAATTATTATTGTTTCAATATCCTTATTTTCAATCCTGTACTTTTCTTTTTTGTTTTTCAAAATAATCATATTCATTAACTCTATTAACATAATAATAACCGGTTTCTATTTGTATTTTATAGTGTTGTTGATGTTTCAAAAAAGTTGGCTCAAGTACATTTAAATACATTTTATTTTTCTTAACATCAAAATATAATTCAGCTTTTTTATTATTAACAATCTCATGCATATGTCCTGTTATTTCTCCTTCTGCAAGAATTAATTTTTCTTCTTTTATTCTTTTTATTCCTTTTGGAATTTCATCAATAGGTACTAATAAAATATCCCCATGATGAACATATTCTTTTCTTTTCATATTTGTTCCTCCTAAATTATTTAACTTAAATATGCAGGAAAACTACGTATTCCTGTTCTAAATTCAAAAGCATCTAAAATCTGTTTACATTCTGGATTTACCATTTCATAATGAATTTCATTTGTTGATGGATTTTCCATTTTTAATACTTTCATTTCTTTATCAACATCTTTTATATTAATTCCTAACAATTCATAATTTACTTTTTTTAAATTTCCTATATTTTTTAAATATACTTTTTGATTGCCATCTAAATATATTTCTTTTTTATCATAAATCATAGATTTCATTTTCTCAAAAAATAAATCGCCCATTTTTTTTATTGCTTCCAATCTCTGTTCTATATTTTTTAATTTAAATATATCTTCTATTTTCATATCTTCTTTTTTTGTCATAACAATCCATTTGGGCATAATTGTGCCGTTTAAAGAATATATACTAAAACCATCAGAATATTTTAATGCTGGCTTTAAATCAGCATGTAATTTATTATTGATTAAATTTATTTCATTTGGTTTTTCAGAAATAAAACAAATTTTATTAAATGGATAGATAAGACTATAATCACACAATTTTTCATATATAAAATATTTATTTGTTATCTGAATTTTGCATTCATTAATAAAAAATGAATAAAAACTAAAATAATATGAATTGAAATTGCCATCTAAAAAAGGATATATAAAATTAATTAAATATTTTTTCTCATTACTAACTACATTCCAAACTTTATCACTAACTACATTCCAAACTTTATCACTAACTACATTCCAAACTTCATTCCTAACTTCATTACTAACTTCATTACTAACTTCATTACTAACTTCATTACTAACTTCATTCCAAACTTTATCACTAACTTCATTCCTAACTGCATTCCAAACTTCATTACTAACTTTATCACTAACTTTATTCCTAACTTCATTACTAACTTCATTACTAACTTTATCACTAACTTCATTCCAAACTACATTCCTAACTTTATCACTAACTTCATTACTAACTTCATTACTAACTTTATCACTAACTTCATTACTAACTTCATTACTAACTTCATTACTAACTTCATTACTAACTACATTACTAACTACATTCCAAACTACATTCCAAACTTTATCACTAACTTCATTCCTAACTTCATTCCAAACTACATTCCTAACTACATTACTAACTACATTACTAACTTCATTCCTAACTTCATTCCAAACTTTATCACTAATTTTATCATTAACTGCCTTCCTAACTTTATCACTAATTTTATCATTAACTACATTCCAAACTTCCTTCCTAACTTCATTCCAAACTTTATCACTAACTTCATTCCAAACTTTATCATTAACTTCATTCCAAACTTCATTCCAAACTTCATTACTAACTTCATTCCTAACTTTATCACTAACTTCATTCCAAACTTTATCACTAATTTTATCATTAACTACATTCCAAACTTCCTTCCTAACTTCATTCCAAACTACATTATTATTTATTGATTTCGTAATAATTATATAAAAACAAAGATTATGCCATAATTGATATGGACTGTCGCAAATAATAATTTTTTTAGGTATTTTCTTTTTTAAAATATGTTTATATAAATTATTTACATCTTTTCTACATTCTTTTTTATTAATTCGATCTGTATTTAATCCAATTTTAATGTATCTATCTTTATATTCTTTTAATTTTAACTTTTGTTCATTTGTTAATTTTGTTATCATTTATTTTTCCTCCTTTATAAATAAAGATATTGAATGATATTATCAAAATTATCAAAATTATTAATCCTTTTCTTTCAAATTTATTTTTAGGCTTTCTCATCTACTTCTCCTTTCTATATAAAGTTTTAAAATACTCGATTGCTATTCCTTTTATTTTTGCATATTCTCTTTCTATGATAGCCCCTTGTGATTGGTTCCAATCTGGAATCATATATATCATATCACAGCCATCTAACATAAAAATTCCCCATACAATATATGTTTCCCAAATCCATTGATTCCAATATTTTTCTTTTTCAATTTCAATAGCAGGATTAAATATTTCAACAGATGGAAATTTTTTTCTCAATATTTCATTATAAAAAAGAAATTTTTCTTTATAATTTGGATCTCCTGTTATTTGTCCTGATATGTATATTTTCATTTATTTTTCCTCTTTATAAATAATATTTTGTAATTCTTGTTTTGTAAATAATTCCTGTTGCTGTATATGCTTTTGAAATCTGTCCTCTTGTGCTTGCCAATAATCATTATTCATCTTCTTTCTCTCATATATAATTCTGTATCTATCTAAAGTTAATGATTTTTGTTTTTTTCCAATATCTATAATTTTCTTTTATTTTTTTATATTTCCATTTAATATTGTTAAATAATTTTATTATCATTTTCATTTTTCTTCTTTAATTTGAAATCCTTTACGTTTTTTATATTCTGCTTTTCTACCAGGATTCCAATTCTTTACAGATCTATAATAACCAACAATTCTACTATAAACTTCACATTCTGTCCCTTCTATATTTTTTATCTTTTTCTTCAATTTATTTATCTGTAAGTTTATTTTTTTTAAACTCATTATTTTCTCCTATTATTTTTTTTATAATAATCATAAAAACTTTTAGCATCTAAATTTATTAATTTACACCAATATTTATAGTCACCTGATTCAAAAAAATAAATAGCGCTTTTTCTATTATTTTTCCATTTATCACCCAAATCTTTAATTGCTTGCAACAATACTTTCCAAACCAAATTCTCATAAGATTCTCTTTTATCAATTAACTTACTATAGTCCATCATTTTTTCCTATAATTATTTTTTCCCATCCTTACTACAATCTCATTTTATTTTATTTCTCCAGATATTTTCATAAAAAAACAATATTCTGCTAAATGATTAGAAATAGATATAGCCTTATTTGTATTATTGTTTTTTTCTTCGAGGATATATTTATGAACTGAAAAAAATGAACTAATAATTTCTTTTAATTTTTTTCGATATAAACATTCATTATATCTTTTACAATAATTACAATTTTTCATTATTTTTTTCTCTCTTTTTCTTTCTATAATTCCTTATTACACATTTACAATAATTACCAATCTTTTTTGTTTTAGGATTCATTCCAATATATCCTCTACCATAACATTTTTTACAATCCATATCCGCTAATTCTTCATAATTATCTATCATTTTGTTTTTCACCTCCATTATTTCCTATTACTATTTGTCCTAAAATGGCATATAACCAACCAAATCTTACTATAAGTGATCTATTTTTCCTATTAGAAACGGGTTGATTATCTATTCTCTCATAAATATAAGATCTAATTTTCTTAATACTTTTTTTAGAACGTGCTCTGAATAAAGCCTTTCTTATTCCAAAAATTCTATCCCATTTATCTTCTGAATTTACATTCAACATACTCCAACCAACATATCCATCAACAGTAATAAGAACAACACCTATAGGAACTCTGTTTATTGTGTCTCGAACATAAACTAAACGTTTTATCAAAGAATCATCTTTTAAATATTTAAAAGATTTTGGTAATTGCATTAATTTATTCATTTATTTCTCCTTTTCATCTTGATCCTCTCCAATCTCCATTTCTTACAGAATCTTTTGTTGATTTATTATTTTTTTAATAAATATTTTATTATTCTTTTTATTGTAATCTTTAATTTCAATCTATCTTTCTCAAAAAAATCAATCAAACTATGGTATACAATACCTTGTCCACCTCCATAATTTCCGTAATTATTATTACTAAAAAATAGCCAATCCTACATATTCCCTTCACACCCATTATAATTTATCATTTTCCTCCAATAAATTTTCATCTGACATATCCCATTCAATAGGATGAACTATATTTTCATCTATTATCCGTTTTGCTTCCGTTTCATTTATGTTTCTTTCTTCATTTTCTAATTGATTTATATAAGTTATAGAAAATCTTTTGCAGTGTGGACAAGTAATCTCATATTCTTTACTTCTTTTTATTTCCTCTTTCACAATAATTTCTTTACTTTCAACTAAATTCATATTCTTATCAGGTAATTTTTTAATATTATTATACATATCTTTCAAACACATAGGACAAGTTAATAATATTTTTAATTTTTCTGGCTTATCAATATAATGTCTCATATAAAACATTTATTATCCTTCTTCATTCTTTAAAATAACTTTTTCCCATTCCACAACATTATTCCTCTGTTATAAATTCACTATGAGGCATATTGTTATCAATCCAATCACAAAAATAATGCCATTCTTCCAATCTATGATTTTTTCTTTGTAAATATATATGCCTTAACGATTGATAATTACAACATATCATACGAGTCTGTAAAAATGATTCAGGAAGAAATATTTTAACTTTTTTAAACATTTTATGTCTTATATAAAAATTTAATATCTTTATAAGATCTTTCATTTCTTCATCATGTTTATCAATTTCAAAATCACTTATTTCTAATGGCATCTCCATCATAGTATGCATAGTTGATTGACTTAATTGTTCCACTCCTATTTTGTAAGTATCAAATTGCTGCCACCAATATCTGGGAGCATTTATTTCCAAATAAGCAATTACAAATCGCATACATTTTGCGTGAGCATCTCCAGATTTAACAAGTTTCAAAAGAAGAGACAAATCTTTTTCTCCTATATCTGGATTTAAATTATCGTCTACCAAAAAATTAGTATCTGATTTTTCTTCTGAATTAAATGATTTTCGCATACCTTTTATTGCATAAGAAAACCCATATACAGATAAAAAATCAATATTCATATTATTTCCCCTTATTTAAAATAATTTTTTTCCATTCTACAACATTTGTTATCCGATAACATCTCACTCCTATTAAAGGATTAAGTCCTATTATTATATAAGGTTTATGAGACCATTTATGAATTATTATATCTCCTGATTTCAATTTATCAAGTGATTCAATTTCTTTAATATCCATTATTAAACTCATCTACAAGAATAAATATCACCATTACTATAACAATAATAATTCCAAACATAAAAACACTAATAACTAATAAAATTAACATTTGTAATATCAATTTCATTATATGTATCATTATTAAATTCCTTCTACAGATAACATAATTATAATTATTATCCAACAAATAATAGTTAAACCTAAAGATACATTATCATCACCATCATCATCCATACATTTCCCTGCTGCCATAGCAAAAAAATACAATAAGATAAGTCCAATTATCATTTATTTTCCTTTTTTCTATTAAATTTTTCTTCCTTCTTTTTCTCTCTTAAAAGTTCAAGTTCTAATGTTTTTTCTTTATCCTCTATTCTCGCTTTCTTTATTTTTTCTATTTGAGCAGCTGCCACACTCAACTCCTCTATTGATTTATCAAACAAATAAGAAGAAAAAGTTTCACGCCGAAAAAACATCACAGAAAGAGAACCGGCAGATGACCCTATAAATATTAACATACAAGCTAAATAAATCACTTGATGACGAGTCAATCGTAGAATATCATTTTCATCAATCATAGTAATATTAACAAGATAAAGAACACTTATTATTGCAACAAAAGTAAATGACAGAAACACTACCATTTTTACACCAAACAATCTCGCTCTTTTAGCCCCATATTTCAATCTCATAATTTATCTCCTTTTTAATATCATCTTTTTAAATATTTAAGATATTCGCCTTTTGTTCTTAAAAGTGAAGCATAATCATATATTTGTTTTTCTGTTTTTTTCAAATGTTTTGCTATTTTTACAACTGAAATCTTTCCATAATTCTTTATAAGATAATTTTTTTCATAATCAGTCCACAATATTCCCTTTGCCATTTTTTACTCCTTTTTCAAAAAGTCTTTCAAAAGCATACCATCCCATAATTACTACTGGATTTCTAAAAACTTTCTTTTTATAAACAATTAACCAATCTGTATCATCTGTTGAATTATTTCTTATCTGTTCTATAGTATTCTTAAAATTGAATTGTTCTGAACTTTTACATTCGATTGAAAATGGAAATCTCTTCAAAGCTTTTCCTCTCAATATTATATCCACTCCTGATTGCCCCATCTCTCTTGAATGAATTTCACATTGATCATCTTGTTGATTATATTTAATTCCCAATAGATTAGCTATTTTATTACAAATCCATTTTTGAAGATTTTTTCCCTTTTCCTTTCTACTTGATATCTTTATTGGAATTAAAGATCTTTTTAATTTTTTATATAATTTTGCTTCAAAAAACATAGAATTTTTAATCATCCCATTACATTCACTTTCAAAATAATTTATCAAATATTCTATTTCTTCTCTTGTAAAATTTATATAATTCATTTCAATCTCCTAAAATCCAAAAGATGCTTTTAATATTTTATCATCTTGATAATAAGAATAAATAATTAAAGCAATCTCTTGTCTTGATTTTAATTTTCCTTCCACACTTTCACAAAATTTATTCATATCATTTAATAATCTAACTAAACCTATACAATCTTTTTCCATATCTTCAACTTTACAATCTAACATTTTAGCAGCTATTTCAATATATTCCATTATATTTCCTCATACCAAATAGAAATGATCAAATATGTAGAATCTTTAGAATCCGAACTTACTGATTGTCTCACAAAAAATATATCTATTTCACATTCATTCTTTTTCATCCAATTATTCATTTCTATTTCTAATTCATGTTTATTATAACTTTCAAATATTTTAACTTTTTTCATTATATTTCCTCACTTAATATTTGTGTAATCATAGTTAAACCAAAAGCTGTAAAATAATCCAATTCATTTTCTATTATATCTTCACAAACTTTTAACTTTTGTAATGTTTCTTTTTGACTTTTTCCTTTTGCTATATTATGAATATAAGCCAACCAAACACTGAATAAATCTTTTTTGGTTAAATCAAAATCTTTCAATAGACTTTGTTGTACTTTCTTAATCTTTTTATTTTTATATCTTCTTCTATTGCTTCCCATTTTATCCTCACTCTTTTTTTAAGTTCATTTTCCATTTTCTCTGATTCAATCCAATTTATAAGTTCTTCTTTTGTTTTAGATTCACCAAATCTTTTCACAAAGTCTTTATTACATTTTTTATGTGTTTTCAAAAAATTAATCATATCCTCTTTTTTCCCAGTTCCATTTTCTTTTTTATATTCTTTCCATTCTTCCCCAATATTTTTTTCTTTAATAAAATCTTTTAAAATTGAAGCTGTTATTTTTTCACCTTTCCAAACTATCTTATTTGCATCAGTTGACAGTTCTCCTGTTTTAGTTCTCAAATCAAAAAGATAATCAATATTTGCTCCTATATTATCTATTCCATAATCAAACAAAACAGGAAAAACACATTCTCTATATGGTCTTGGTGTTTTACTTTTATCTAATTTTGCTTTTATTATTATACCAATTATTCTATCTCTTCTTTTTATTTTTTTCATATTAGCTAACCACAAAACAGTATTACAATAATGATCTAATGCTTTTCCACCTGATCTTGTGAACTTTTTAAAATTCATAGGATCAATATTACATCTAACCTGACTTATAATACAAAGCAAAACATTCTTGTCATGTGAACTTCCAGCTAAACCTCTAAAAAATTCTTGACTAAAAAATTTAGCTGCTCCCATCTGATAAGATCCTTTCTTAAATTCTTTATCATCCTCCCATTTTTTATATCTTTCATTACTTCTATTTAATATTTCATTACTACTCAATCCATCAAGAGAATCAATCACATAAATACCTACTTCATCTTTTTTAATACTTTCCAAAAACCTTCTATAATTACAATACAATTCTTCAACCGTGTTACTTTTTATTTTTTTATCATCAGATTTTGGTATAATCTCTATTCCATATAATTTTAATGTATCAAAAGTAAAACCACTTTCACAATCATCGTAAATCCATTTAAACTTTTTTCCATATTTATAATATGCATTAGCTATCAATTCACATGCAAGAAATGTTTTGCCACTTGACTTATCCCCTACAATATTAATTATGCGTCCAGCAGGATATCCTTTTCCAATTCCTCCTCCAATAACAATATCAAGAAGATCACTTCCAGTTAAAAATCTTTTTTCAATCTTTTCTGATTTTTGATTCCTTTTCATTATTACATTCTTTATCTCTTTGTTCTTCGTTTTCATTGTAGGCATCAACAAATTCCTCCTCTAAAAAATAATAAATATTTCTAAATCCATATTTATAAGTTTTTATTTTATATTTTTTTAAAATTCTATAAATATTTTCTAATTTAATATCTAATTTATTTGAAATATGTTTTGCTGAAATGTATCCTTCTGGTGGTTCAGATAATCTTGTAATTCTATCCAATCCACTAATATTATATTCAAGATGATGTCCATTCTCTTTTTTTCTTACAAATCTATGCAAAAGACCAAGATATTTAAGACCGGTCTTTGTTAAAGACCGATCTCTACTCTTACAATATTTCAAAGCCTCTGTGGTAGTAAGCCAATTTTTCATTCCTCTTCCTCTGAACAATCTTCCCATTCATCACAATCATCACAATCCTTATATTGATCTACATCTATTCCAAACTCATAACCATGAGGACATCTACTTTTTTTCTTTTTCATTTTTTCTTTTGTTGATTTCTTCTTATCTTTCTTTTTATTTTTTTTAGAAATCTCTTCGTCATTATTTTCTTCATCATTTTCATAAACTTCTTCGTCATCAATTTCATTTTCCTTTTTCTTACTTTTTCTTTTTTTCGATTTTTCTTCTTCTTCATTTTCATCAGCTCCATAAAGTATATCTCGAATCTCTTCATAATTCAAAAGATTAAGACATTCATCAAAACTAACTACATCTTCTTTACAATCCTCTATAGCTTCATCTATCTCTTCACTTCTTTCACGAAATTTAAACGATCGGAACTCTAAATATTCATTTTTACCAAAATATTCAGTTTTTCCTCTAAACTCAATAACACATCCATTATTCAAATCAGAAAAATTAATATAACTGTCATCTTCAGCAGATGCTCTGGATTCATCAATAAGTTCAATTTCAAAAAGTTTATGACTCACACCAAATATTAACACTCCTGCCTCTGGTTTATTCACATTTATTACATTATAAAAAGCTCTTCTTGATGATCTTAATAAACCAGCTTCTTTATCTTTTCCTTGTTCTTTGTATTCTTCTTCTAATTCACAAATAGGACATTTTTTATTATAACTCTTTAATGGACAAACTATATCTTTATCCATTGGCCCAATTCTTCTATGGATATAAATATCCATCACATAATCCTGTTCTCCTATTTCCCATCCTTGTTGATTAGTCGCTACAAGAGGATGTTTTTCTGATTTAATTTCAAATGGTAAAATTACAATTTTATTTCTACCTTCTTTTGGTTTATACCATTTAACATCACCTGATAATGAGAAAACAGTAGTTGAACCTCCTCTCGTTTTATGACTATGTACCATTCGTCTATTAAGACTTGATAAAGATTTCTTTTTTCTCTTCATTATTTAATCTCCTTTCTTATTTAAATTTCTTTTAAGTTTTTTTCTTGCTTGATCCCTTGGATTTTCTCTTTTCCCAACAGGTTTAGAATAATATCCGGCAACATATAAAGTCACTAAATTATTTAGTTCATGTTTACGATGTTCTAATGCTTTTACAGCAGCTTCAAGGTAGTATACCTTTTCTTTTGCTTTTCTCAATTTTTCCTTATATCTTTGTATTCCTGAATTTTTTACCAGCAAAGATTTTATCGTTGATTCAGTAATCTTTATTCCTTCTGGTGGTTTTTCTCTTATAGCTAATTCTACTTCAGACATAACAAAATCTAACTTATCATCAATAATATCTTTTTGTACTTTAGTTGTAGCTAATTCTTCTGCATAATACATATATAAAGAAGGCTGAATTTCACAAGCATCTTCTAATTTAAATTTATTTATTTTTAAATCATTTGATAAATCTCTCTCTTCCATTTTATTTTCTCCTATACTTATATTATAATAATTTAAACCCAAAATTTATAATTATTCTGCACTTTTATAAATATTTTGTAGAGCATTTTTTTGATTGTCTGTAACATGTTCATTTTCCTTAATCCAATCTTTTATTCCTTCAATCGTATCAGAAGCAAAATCATATTCTTCATCAAGTAACATATCATCTGCCAAATCAATATAATCAAGCCATTCGCAATCATTACACATATTATTTCTCCTTTCTTTCAATACGTAATAAACAAGTAAATGAAATATTTAATAATATAAAATCCATTATACCTCTATATATTTGTCTATCTAAAATAGTAACTATTATATTTAAAATTAAAAAAATAAAAATAATTATCAAAAGAAAACCTTTTTTCATTATTCTCCTCCTGAAGATATAACTTGATAACATGCCAAAGTAATTCCAGGCATTCCAGAATTATAAAACGGTTCCGAAAAATATTCCAAAGCTAATCCAGCTTTATAATTCAATCCATTTAAAAGCACTGAATTCATATACCCTAAAACAACTCTTCTTATTTTTTCAGGATCAGTTATCTCCATATTTTTTAATATATCTGAAATATCCCCCCAACTATCTTTTAATAAGGCTCTACATAAATCTATCACTTGACTTTCATTTTCATCTATTCCTTGAGAAATTAATTTAATTGCTTTCTTTTTTTCCATTCCTATTATTTTTTCAAATAATACTAAAGCCCTTCTTGGACTTCCTCCCGAATATTCTGCTATCTCTTCAATAATTTCTTTATCTATTTCTATCTTTTCTTTTCTATTCATTATTCTTAATAATTTACAAATATATTTATAGGATAAAGAAGAAAAATTAAATTCAGTGCATCTATTTTTTAGTGGTTTTATTAATTTCTGTGGATCTGTAGTACATAAAAAGAAATAAGCAATATCAGAATAATCTTCTAATGGTTTCAACATAGCATTTTGAGCAACTGTTGTCATAAGATGAACTTCATCCATAATAAAAGACCAAATATTCCCATCAATAGGATTCATTCTCATTTGTTCTATAATATTTCTTGCTGTATCTATCCCTCGATTATTAGAAGAATTTATTTCCATAACAGATAAATCTTTAGCTCCTATTAAATCAGAACAAATTCTTGCAGCTGTGGTCTTTCCACATCCACTTGGGCCAGTAAAAAGATAACTATGCGGTTTGTCTTTCTTATTAATCATTTTTTCTAAACTCTCAATAATTTCTTTATTTCCTATCATTTCTTGAAATGATTTAGGGCGATGTTTCAAATATAAATTCATTCTACTTCTCCTATTATTTTTCAAATTTTCTTATATAATCCGAATAATATTCTTGTTCCCATGCATAACGACCTCTTTCCCTTCCTCTTTTTCCTCCTAATGAAGCCACTCGTAAATATTTTCTTTTATATCTACCTCCCCCTAACATGGCATAATTTGGATGAATTGGTAAATCATAATAAGCAAGATAAGCAAATACGTCTTCATATTTCCAATAATTTATTGGGGCACATGTTTTTTTAGACATCACACCGTACATTTTACTTCTTAATGTTCTAATAGCAGATTCTTCAGATCTAATCCCTGTAATATAATTTTCACCAAAATCCCGAACAGCGTATTCAAATCCCTTTTCTAAAGTTCCTTTAGCATGTATTATTCCATTGTCATCAACTTTACAATTAATATAATATTCATGATAATTAATTTCTGGGTATTTTTTTAAAAAAATATCCCGTACTTTTTCACAATAAGGATTATAAATAGGATGTACTTTAATCCACACAATCGGAATATTTAAACATAATTTTAAACATAAATTAATAACTACAACACTATCTTTTCCCCAAGATACAGCACAATAATATTTATTTCTAACAACAAAATTTTTAATTGTATCAATAGCTTTTTTTTCTTTTTTATCTATCTTTCTTAAATTAAAATTACATAAATCCATTCCATTTAATTCATCATATAATTTCAAATCTTTTTCTGTATGTCTATCACATTCTATTAACATTTTTGATATTCCCAACAAAAAATAGATAAAGCTACAGGAGATGTCAAACAAAAATCATTTTTTGTTTGTATATAACAAAAATTACCATCATATATTTTTTTTGTAAGAATTATTGATTCTCCTCCTAATATAATAAAATCATATTCTTTTAGATTAACTGATCTAATTTCCTTACCTTTATTTTTCTCTAATAATAAACCTTTTCCAAATGAAAAATTTAAAGTACGATTAATTCTTATTCTTTTTGCAGAAAATAATCTATTATCATATTTACCACAATCAACTAAAAAAATATTTTCAAATCCAAAACTATAGGCAGTACGTATGCATCTGTTCAATCCTCTATTTACTCGATATAAATAAATCAACATAATTATAATGGAAAAGCTATATTCATAAAACGTCCTGGATGCCAATAAGGAGGAGATACCGCTCCATATTTAATTGTATAACCTATAACATCGTCTTCAATTAAATCTTTTGGCATATTTCTCATCAATATCCGTTTATTATCTTTTTTAATAAAAAAAGAATAATCCTTTTCTACATCTTCCACTTCCCATTTTAACACAATTCCAAATCCCTGTTTTCGCTTTGTCCCTATTGATGATATATTTTGTAATATTTCTAATACACTATTTTTTGTTCCACAACAAAACCATACAATCTTTTTTACTAACTTTAATCTAATTGGAATACGTCTATCTTTATATATTCCAGATGTTGCTGAAATAGATTTTCTTTCCATATTTAATAATAAAAAAAATAATTCTGATTCAAAATGATAACAAAAATCTTCCCTAAATTCATAATTACATATATAAATAGGATTTGATGAAAAATAAATGGGCATATTATTATATCTAATACTTCGCAATGGTATTCTAGGTTCTTTGAATTCACTTATTGGATCTCCTCTACTCAATTTCTTACCAAATATACATAATCTTTGTTTAAATATAAGTTCATTGCAAAGTAAAGCATCTAATTGAGGAGCATCCTCACATAAAGGAGAACATAATTCACATATTACTTTAAAATTATCACTCACTAAATAAACTTCCTGTCATATTATTTTTATTTTCTTTTTTTGGAAATATTTCATCCAACCAATTTATCATTTCATTTTTATATTTTTGAACATGATCAATATACATTTGAACACAATTAGATATATCAATTTCCTTATTTTCTAAAAAACAGGATAAATTTACTTTTCCATGTCCTTTAGCAATCATACCCCCCAATGTACTGTAATTTTCAGACCATAATTGTAAACAATGAAAAATACATCCTATTTCAATTTCAGATACATATTTTGTAGCAAAACCATGAAAAAAGAAACTATTACGATTAACTTGTTGTCCATTATATATCATAAGATTAGATTTTTCTCTATTTTCTATTACATTAAAATTTTTAATCAATTTACCAACACTTTTTATATTTTTCATATCACCACGAGTATATTGATATTTACCAACAAACATATCAGCAGGAAATAATTTTTTATTAATATAATATTCTTCCGGTAAATACTTATTAATTGTTTCCCTATTTTCTTCACATATAAGTAAACCTCTCCATACATCTAAACTACCAGAAATTATCTGATTTTTAAGACAACCTCCTAATAATCTATATAATGGAAACAACTCTTCCATAAGTGCAATTTTCTTCAAATTAGTAGTTGTTTTCGTTTCACAAAGAGTTCCACCATACATCATAAAATTCAATTGATCAAATCCCATTTTTCCTTCTATTTCCATCTGTTCAATTAAATATAAAGATCCGGGATGTCTTAAAATTCTGTGCCTAATACTATTACCAGATATAACAGGGATATGAATAATTCTTTTATCATAAAAAATAGGTTCTCTATTAATTAAAGACTCATTACCTGATGTTTCCATCATATGAGTAAGAGGACTTAACAATTCCATTAAACAGTATATTTTATATGTTTTTATCATTTTAATTCTCCTTTCTTTTTTTCTTTTTTTCTCTCCTCCCATTTTTGTCTAGCATATGCAACTAAAATATAATATTTATTTTGACATAAAGTAATAAATTTTATTTTCCACCCATCTGATTTTTCAATTACAAAAGATAAAAAAGAACTAAATTCAGAATTACTAGCGACTTTATTTCCTTCTGCTTTAATATACTCTAATACAAAATTAAGAAAAGATTCAAAATCATTATCACACTTTGTGGAAGCAGAATAAATTCCATGGGATATACGATCCCATAATGTTTTCCTATCTAAGGAATCGGAGAAAAAAACAGGTAATAATGAAATAAATTTAATACATTCATTTTTAATTTTTTCCTCTACTTCTTCATTTTCTTCATTCATCAAACAAAATAAACCCGCTATTTTCTGTCTGAATTCTTTTTGACTTTTCAATAAAATAATACTCATTATAACACTCCTTTTTATTTTTTGATAAAAATATAGCTAACTCCATTAGCTTTTCTTCTTTAATAGAAAAAAATTGATTTAATAAAGATTCCGAAACATTTGGTAAACTATGTTTAGAAATTTTGAATTTTGAATATTTCAAAATGTTAATTTTTCCACAAAAAGCTATTATTCTCTCACATAATTCTATTCTATCTTTTAATTTTTTTACATTAACAAATACTGATTCTTCTTCAAATTGTAATACATAATCATCTCTTGAATAAGATACTAATGACCTGAATATTAAATGTTTTTTTCCTTTATCAGAAATAACAATAGCAAAAGGAGGTTTAGGAGGATTTAAAACTATTTCTTTTATCTCTTTAATATGTCTTTTTGAAAAAGCTCTTTTTTTCTTCTTAGTAAGAACCCAAGAATAGGTACGAGCTGATTGATTAGTTTTAATTTCTCCATCAGGCATTATCAATTCCTCTATACTTTTATCTGTCATACTAAAATAACATCCTTTACACATATATAACCCATCTGGATTTTGTAATAAATCATAATTAGTAAATGTTTTTTTAATAAAAGAAGAAACCAAAATCTTTTTAGAACAATCAGAATTACAGAATACGCACTTTTCTTTACCAAAATCATTAATATACAATTTACTTGCTTTCATTCTTTTTCTCCTTTTAAATATCCTTGATCTTCCATTTCAGCCCAATTTCCATTTATAGCTGATCTTTCTTTTTCTATTTTTAATGGAACAATAATCCAATCCCAACATTCTGGTATTTTTTGTGTTCCATAATACCAAACTAAATAATCAAACTCTTCTTCATCATCTGGATAAATATCAGCTAACATGGAATCGTGTATTTGTCCAATCAAAAAACTTTTATTAAATTTTCTACTTTCTTTCATTACTTGATTAAATGTCCATAAAAGGATATGAAAAGCAGATCCCTGAATTCTATAATTTATAATTTCATTTCTTTTCATAGGCCCTTTACATCGAAAACCTGTAAATAATTCCACATATTCTTTTTTTTCATATTCTTTTATAGTTTTCTTTTTCCATTCAGCATATACAGGAAATTTATCTTCCCAAAATATTCTCTCAACTTCCATAACATGATCTTCAAATTGATCATAATTTTTAATTCCATTTTTTTTTAATCTATCTTTAGTATCTTTCTCAATATTCTCCCATAAATTAGGAGTCACATCCTCATAATAACTACCATAAAACTCCGGAAATACAAATTTATTTTTTGCTGTATATCTTTCATAACTATTAACTTTTTCTTTAGAACACATAAATAATTCTGCTGCACAATCTCTATGCATATCCGTAGAATCATCTTTAAGATATTTTATTAGATTTGGATCTTTGTTATAGCATGCAGCTGTGGAAACTTCCATGCCTTTAAAATCATATTCAATCAACTTATTTCCTTCTCTTGGAATAATAAGACCGCGAATCATTTTTTTCGCTCTTTTATTTCTTTTAAAAACATTCTGTAAGTTAGGTGAATTACAAGAGGATCTATAAGTTTTTACTCCCCTACCTTTTCCACTCGTCCCCAAATTAAAAAATGGATGTAAAAAATCATTAACTTGCTCTCTTTCATATTGAGCAAAATAAGTGCTTGATATTTTTTCCCATTTTCTATATCTCAATATATTTTTAACAATTGGTAAATCAATTTTTTCAAGAACCTCCTGATCAACAGATGAATTTCCTTTAATTGTTTTTTTCATAACATCTAATTCAAGACAATCATATAACAAATAAGATAATTGTTTCGGACTTGTAAACTCAAATTCTTTCTCTCTATCCCATTTTTTTAATTCTTCACTATCCATTATTTTTTTCTTTATAATTTCTAATTTAGTCTTTAATTTAACTTTCTGTTTTTTCATTAAATCTAAATTAATTCTAACTCCATTTAATTGTGCTTGTAATAAAGATTGAAATCCTTTCATAAATAAATTAAATCCATCTTTTAATATTCCTTTAATTTTATATAATTGATTTTCATATAATTTATAAGTAAATAAAGAATCCAAAGCATTGTATTTTAATAATTCCTTAATAGGAACATTCTCAATTAAATTAAAAGCATTAGCTGATTTTATATCTTCTCCTTTTTTCTTTCCTCTAATATATTTATCAATTTCATTATCATAACCTAATACTCCAAATTTTACATATGTCCAGAATTTCAATTTTGTTGTTTTTCTATTATCTATAATAGATTGAGCTATCATAGTATCCCAATACCAATTTTTAACTGAAAATCCTAAAATCTTTTTAGTCCATAATCCTTCAAATCTTGCATTATGAGCTATACAAAAAGTTTTTTTTGATCCAATTAATTTTCTCCATTCTTTTTTAAAATCTTTATTTTCAAAAAATGGAAAAGCAAAACTTAATATTCCATCAGAAATAGAACAACAAATAATTTTATGTCCCTCTCTATGAGGTTTTAATCCAGTAGTTTCATAATCAAAAACTACTATATTTCCATTTGCTTTAATATTTCTCATACATTCAATGGCATCTTTTTTATCTTTATATGTAATTACATCTTTTTCATAATTATGAATATAAAATGGTTTTTCAACTATTTGTATTGCTTTATCAATAGATTTTTTCCATATTTTTTTTAAAACAATATCCCATTCATTTCTTAAAATGTAAGAAGGATGATAAACAGGACAAATCCAAACTTTTAACTCTTGATCTGGTATAATCTCACCAACCCAATCCGAATAATTAACATTTTTAATTCTACCAGAAATTCTTTCACCTAACAAACTTTCCAAAGCTATCTTTCCCATAGGAATAATTACTTTTGGTTTATATTTTTCTATAGTTTCAAAAAGATTTTTTCTACAACATTTTATTTCTTTATTATTTGGAGTTCTATTGTTTTCAGGATGACAACAAATTGCATTTGTTTTCCAAAAATCCTCATCTAAATCTAGATTTACATCTTCTAAATAATCTCTTAATAATTGGCCTGATTTTCCTATCAATTGGATATTTTTTTCATCTTCTTTTTTTCCGTTAGCTTCTGCCACAATAAGTATTTTCTTTTTTCCTTTTCCAGTAGATTTCATTTTTGGAGAAAGACAATTTTTATATAATCCACAATCTTCACAAGTATATTTTTTTTGTTTTTTATTTTTCTGTTTAATCTCTTTTTCTGATAATTCAAATCCTTTAAAAAATCCTTGTTTCATATTACATTTCAAATAAAGTATTTTCATCTCTTTTATTATTTACAAATAAAAGATTTTTGATGGCTTGTTTATAATAATTTTTATCCAATTGCTTTTTATTTTCTAAAAATCTATTGTAACTATTCATTTTTATCTTTAATCATTGGCTCTATTACATGTACAGAATTATTGTTTTTATTACCTTTTAATATTACTGCCTCATTAACACTATTAAATTTTATACAAATAAAATCTTCTTCAATAATACTTATAGGATCATATATAAAATTATAATTAAAAACTATTTGCCCCTTCTCTCCATTATATTCACAATCAATTATTTCATTTCCTTCTCCTAATAATCCTTTAGATTTTATATTTAATTTATTCTTTTCAAATTCCAAATATAAAGTTTTATTATCATCTATCATCAAAGAAACCCTATCTATAGCCTTTTTTAATTTCTTTCTATTTATTATTATTTTATTTTCCAAATCTACAGAAATTATTTTATCATATGAAACATATTCCCCATTAATAAGAGATGAATAAAATTTATAATTATCAAATTCAATATATATAAATCGATCATCAATAAACAAAGACAGATCATCTTTCTTCAAATAATTTTTAATAATATTTAAAATTTCATAAGGAATAATTATATTTTTTTCCTCTTTTTTATTTTCAATATCTAAAAATATATTAGATAATCTTTTTCCGCTAGTAGCAGTCATAATCAATTTACTTTTAGTTTTTTCTAAATAAACACCTGTTAATATTTGATTAGAATCATCTTTAGAAACCGCAAATAAAACATTATTAATCATTTTTAAAAAATAATTTTGTTTTACATTTATTTTATATTTTTTTTCAACTTTTGGTAAAGAAGGAAAACTATTTATATCAGTTTCAAATATATCCATCTTAAATTTGACAGTATTTTCCTCATTTCTAATATAAAAATAATTTTTCTTTAATCCACATTCTATATATCCATTATCCATTTTTCTTAAAATAGATAATAATTTATCTGTTTTTACTAAAACTTTTCCATCTGTTCCTTCATCTACTAAAAAATTCATAATTCCACTACTTTTTAAATTAGTAAATTTAACAATTATTTCATTATTTTTTATCTCCAAATAAATAGAAGATAAAATTAATAAAGAACTTGTTTTCATAACTATATTAGAAGCCACTTCAACAGCTTCTAATAATTTAATTTTCTCACATTTAAATTTCATATTATTCTCCTTAATTTAATATTTTAATTCTTATTTTTTCACCAATTATATTGTTATTTCCTGCACCAATCTTATTCAAAAGATTTAATATGTTTTCATCTTTAATCCAATAATGGGTATTTCCATTTTTACATACTTTTATTTTCATATACTTATTTTCATATTCATTTAATTTATTTTTTCTCATATAATCTTTAATAGGCTCTTCAGGCACTCTTTCATTATCTAAAATATATAAACATTTCTCTAAATCATCAGTTATAGTTACGCCAGATCTATAAGAAAAAATATAAGCATAATCATAAGTTGTGAGAATAAAAAATTTATTTATACCTGAATTATTTCTTTTTTTCTTTTTCTGATTATAATAAGAAGACCCTCCAGTAAAATAATAATCATTCATTATCTTATCAAAAACAGTTTCAACTAACACTCTAATATTTTCATATATTAATTCTTTCAATTGTCGAACCCATCCTAAAGCATTTTTAACTGTAAAATCTGGAATATTATTCTCTTCAATATCTTTTAATAATTTATCATATGAAGTACATAACATATATTTTTTTAAATCAAATATATTTACAAGATAATACCAACATTTTCTATTTATATATTTTTTATAATCATCCCCATATTTATATTGATTATATTTAAATTGAATAGGATTAAATCCATCTATAGTATTAATAATTTCTTTTGTTTCTTCATGTAATTGCATTATTTTATTACAATTATTCACCATTTTTATTTTCTTCTCTTCTATAGATATTATTATACTTTCTATATCATATTTTTTTATTTCTTTATCTTTCATTTTCTTACTATATGATTTTTAGAATCTATCCAATAAATTATCGGATGATTAATTCTTTCAATAGACGATCTTTCCCAAATAAACCACCCATATGATTGCATCCCAGTCTCATATTTTCCATCTTCTCTTATATTATTTGAAAGCATAGGCATTCTTGTAAAAACATAAATTTTAGTTAACTGAAATAAACTAATCACATTAAAAATATTTTCAAATCTCCATTGTCCTTGCAAATATCCTAAAGGCATTAAAAAACAAAATTTAATTGTAGTAATCTCTTTTGCTTTTAAAATAAATTGATTAGCTTTATTGAAAGGGGGATTGGTTATAATATAAGTATATTTTTCTTTCTCTTCTAAAAAATCCCTTCCTTCTTTAATATCATAATATTTTAATTTACCAAAATAGTTCTTTTTAATTATTTTAACAATTGCCTTTTCTCCACAAGCCGGTTCAAGCATAGATGTTTTATCATCAAAAACTTCATTATCAAATAAAGATTGAGTCATTAAATAAGGAGTTTGATATGTATCTCCTTTCAATCTTTTTCCTTGATTTATTTTGCTAAAACATTTTCCTTTATTTTTCATCTTCTTTCTCCAACAAAACCTCATCTACATATTTACTATCTAAATAAGGACGACCTATTTCTAAACACTGTAAAACTAAAGCTTGTTTATAATTTCTTCTACCATCTCTCTCAGCTAATTGTTCTATTCTAACAGCTTTTATCTTTTCATCTGCTTTACTTTTGTTAATAGCTATCATTTTAGAAACATGTGCAATTTTTCGTATATCCTCTGCTATGTTTTCCTCTTTGGCATCCTTATGAAAAGCTGCTCTACCTGCTTGACTTGCTGTGATTACAAGAGCATTTCTTTCTTGTGCCATTCTTCTCAATTTTTTCCATATAACATCTATTTGTTGACGATAATCTGATCTTGAATATTTTGATGGGGCCACAATATCAGCATAATCCACAATTATAACATCAGGAACATAATTCTCAAAATAATAAAAATTATCTAAATATGCTTCCAAATCTTCTATCGTTGCTGAATAAGCTGGTAGAGTTACTATTTTCAAATCACCTGATCTAAAAATAGTTTTTAACTTTTTCTGTTCCTTCTCTATATTTGAAACATTTACTCCCTTTTTCTTTTTCTTACTCATTATCACTTTCCATCTTTTCTTTTTATCAGTATTTGTTTTTTCAAATCGTGGAATTAAAATTGATCCAGATATTCTTGGCATTCCAACAAGTAATTGCCATCCCCTTCTTAATATTTGATTTTGTGTCATCTCTAATGTAAATATTATCGTCTTATAACCATAAGCCGCTGCTGTTTCTCCTATATAAAGTTGAAGCCAAGTTTTTCCCTTTTTTGCGGCAGCTAAAAATGACACTAAATCTCCTCGAAGAAATAATCCACATACTTCCCCAAACACTCCAGGAAATTTAAACATTATCTCATTCTCTTCAAGAAAGGCAGATATAATAGCAGAACTATCTTTTAACAAAGATACTCCAATTCCACTTATTTTTTCAACTCTATTATATTCTATAATATTTTGTTCCCCCTTAAGCGGATTTCCTTCAATAATAGAGGATTCCAATTTATCTTTTAATATTTCTAATGATCTTATTTTCAAATAATGAATAGCATTCTTAATTAAAAAATCAATATTTTGTTCTTTTTCTATCTCCTCCCATTCTTTAGATAGAAAAGATAAAAAATCTGAAACATCTTCACGATCATCTTCGTCTTGAATAAATGTTCCTTTTTGATAAAAAATATTTTGGATTTGTTTTCCAGGAGCAATTTTAAATTCATTCCAATATTCTAAAATCCATCTACTTATTAATTTTCCATATTGTGATTTAAAATATTTTGGTTGAACTATATTTGATATTTCTTTTAAAAATCTGGTTGATACAATCATATTAATTATAATTTGTCTCTCCTGAAACAAATCAATCTTCTTCCTTTTCATAAATATTATTAAGATTTCGTATATCTTTTATATTTTTTAGCTTCTTGATGTAAATCGTCCAATACTTCTTTTACATCTTCATTTTTATCTATATCCGCTTGTAATTCTATATGAAGAGTTTCATAATTACCTAAATTAAAAACTCTTCTTAATGTCACTTGTTTAATTGTCATATTCTTTCTCCTATACTATTAAATAAGAATCGGGAAGTAATAGATTTGCAGTCTTAATTTTTAGGAACTTCCTTTGATCCCAATAATTTCTAAAAAAGTCGGAAAGTAAGTAAACACCCATAGTTTTTATTTATAGGAACTTTCTTTGACTTATCATTAAAAACAGAAAGTAAAAAATTTCAAGTTTTTTATTTATAGGAACTTTCTATGCTTTTATTTTAAAGACAAAAAGTAATTTAATAGAGGATCTCTCCTCCATAATCTATTCATAGGAACTTTTTATGTCTTTATTATAATATCCAATAATTTATCTTTTGTTAGATTTTTAGGTGATAAATCAATATCACATTCATTTTTCTTAGTTACATCTCCTATCATATCATTTAAATTCATTAAATTACTATAAAAATCTTTTAAATAATTTCTGCAATGTTTCATATATTCATTATCACTTGATGTTATTGACATTCCTATGTTTGTTTCACAAAAATAAAATATACTTTTATTTTCATCTATTTTTACTAATCCTAATAATTTCTGTTTTCTTTTTATTTCAGTATTTATATTTATCAATATATTTTCAGGATTAACCATATAATTCTTTTCAATCAAATTTATTTTTTCATCTGCAATAAATATTCTAAAAGGAACTGGAATATCTTTTTCTTCGTATTTATTATAATTATAATAATTTAACATCACTAAATAAATACCGGGTTTATTTTTTTCTATGTAATATAATTCAGAAGCTCCATCACAAGCATCTGTCATATCCCCAGAAAACAATATACTTCTTTCTTCATTTCTATATCTTGCATCCCATCCAAATTTACTATCAACAGATAATAAAGACAAATCCAAATCAATTCTATTTTTATCAACATTCTTCCAGTACACCCCAAAAACCATATTCTCTTTCACAGTTATATTTGTACCTAATGGAACATTATCAGAAAATTGTTTTTCAGAAGATGGTAAAGTATACTTTATATAATCTGGTATATATATTTTCTTATTTCCTATGATCTCTTTTATATCATCCTTTATACTCTTTTCTATTATTTCATATATATTATCATAATAATCTTTATCTCTCTTTTTATTTTCTGTAGAATAACTTTTTCCATTTCTTATTCTGTATACAATTGAACCACTATTTAACATTCTATATTTTATAGCATTTGCTAATCTTATTTTTCTGAAAATATTAACCTTATTAAGTTCTTTCTTGAAAAAAAGTATATCTATATACTTTTGATTTGTTATATTATTTAGATAATCTTGTTTCATCGGTCTATGATATTTCTTTGCTAATTTTCTTATTCTATTTATTATTTTATTTGTTGTTGGGGTTCCTTTCATTGCTAAAAATAAAGGTTTGAATCGATAAAATATACTGGCTAATTTTCTTTGACTATGTTCATCAATTTTTAACAGAGAAAATATTTTCTGATTTTCTTTTATCTTTTCTATTAACTCTTTATTTTTAATCAACAAAGTTTCACCTGTCATTTTATAAATAATATATCTCAAATATTCAACTGGATCATCTGGTACTAAACTTAATTTATCCATTATAATTGATTTTATTTCTTTATTTTTTATATTTCTAACATCTTCATTATCAAATCCAATATCATTATCAGTAATAATATTTACAATATCTTTAATAGTATTTTCATCAAGAGCAATTCCAGAACACATCATTTTCATTAATTTTTCCTTTAATTCTTCTTTAGTAATTCCTTTTATAACAATCAACTCAATTTTATCTATATCTATTTCTGGTAATTCTAATTTCTCTCTTGGAATATATACAGATTCGCTATTATAAATATTTAGAGATTCAAAACCATATGTAGTTATATAATGGATAATTTGCTCTAATACAAGCTGTTCTATATTTACATCTCTGATTTTCTGCCATGATTTATGAAAAGAACTATTTATTTGTTTTGCAGAAAGTAAAAATATCTTTTCTGCCATATTTATTATAGAATCAATATCCTTATATTCATTTCCAACATCAGGAGTATATAATATTCCTTTTCTAATATAAGGAGATCCTGTAACATTTTTCTGTTTTACTAATACTGATTTAAATAATTTCATTATTTCATACATTTTATTCCCCTATACTTATATTATAATAATTTAAACACAAAATTTGAAAAAAACTTTCAAATTAGGCATGGTTTTTTTATCCTGCCTTTTTAATACGTTCTATAGAGATGGTTTTCTCTCTTCCCTTGACTCGCTCTATTTTCTTGGTTTACTCAAATCTCCTGGCTCGCTCAAGAACAATGGTTTACTCCTTATTTGTAGCTCGCTCAATTATCCAGCATGTTTTCTATTCAAATATTCATCAGCATATGGATCTCTAACTGGTAATCCTTCTAACGTCCTCCACGCAACATATAAATCTTTCAAAAACATCTTTATCATATATCTTTTAGCTCTGTTATTTATATGACTAGCATATGGTTTATTTTTATCGGTTGGATTTTTTGACTTACATAATCCTCTTTTTTCTTTTTCCTCATCTGTTAAGGACACCAATCTAAAACGATAATCATAGTAAAACTTACTATATGGGGATGATGCTTTTAAAAAACTTCCTGCCAAAACACCTAACAATCTACACTTTAAAAACTGATTATATGGACATAAAAATCCTTTTGTTTTTTTATCTTGTCTTATCAAAATATTAGAGGTTTTTATATTACCAAGTTTTCCAGTTTTCCCAAATACTATACCAGGATTTATCCCTGCAAAAGCCCATAATTTTGAAACTGTATTAGCTTTTTTAATATCAAATTCAGTGATAATTACCGCTGCCATTATTGGGCCCACTCCTATAACATCTTCGAAAAATCCTTTCCACAGAGTATGTATGTTCACTTCTTTTCTGATTTCTTTTTCAATTTCTTTCTCCACAGTTATTATTTCTTTTCTTCTTGTGTATAAATAAGCCAACATTATTTCATCTCTATCAGGAGTTTTCTTCTTTAATTCCCCATCTTTCTTAATTCCTAATCTTCCATCCATAGCTATTCTTTCATTACTATAATCATAATATTGTCTTATCAATATTTTCAGTGAATTCTCAACTTTTTTATCTTTTAACATTATACACCTGCCTTTTTTAAAATCCTTATTATTTCTTCTTTCAGTTGTATAAGATTTGACACTGTTTTTTCTGTTAGTTTAACATTATCAGCTTTTAAAGCATATAACAATAAAGCTATATTAACAGAAGCTTTACATCCATTAGCCGATCTTGCATGTATTTCTTCATTATTTGTTAATGGTCTATCCAAATCACTTAAATCAGAAGCACCATTCGCCAAAACTAAAGTTTCTCCTTTTTTAGTTTTTGCTATTCTTGATTTATAAAACTTTTTTAAAGTATCTTCATCCATTCCTATTATTTGTGCAATAACTGGAAAAGGATATTTAAATCGTCTTGCTCTTAAAATCACATGAGCTTTATCTTGTGGGCTTAAAGGTAATCCATGAACAGAATTTAGTCTGGCAGATTCCATAAACATTTCTGCATCATTTTTAAATTCTCTCAATTTAACAGTGATATCATGCTCTTCACCAAATAAATCTCTATAAACTTTTACTCTGTGAAAACCATCTATTATTCTATAATCAGCTTTATTAACTATAATAGACGGAAGTTTCAACCCAGCTTTTATAGCTTGTTTCATTCTTGTTATATTCGTAGAATCTAAAAATTCCACCTTATAACGTGGCCATAAATTCCAGTCAAGGATCAATTCCCCAACTTTTAATTTTTTTGTAGTATCCATCGGATATCCCCTATAAAATTATTTAATCATTATATAATGATCATTTACAAAAATACGCTCTCATGCGCTGGTTTACTCACTCGGCCTGGCTCGCTCTCTTTTATTGGTTTACTTTCACTATATAACTCATTCTTTATCTTTGGTTTACTCTACTCATCAGATTCTTATTTACATTATAATTTCAAACCATTAAATATTTCAATTAAAATATCCTTTTTAAAAAAATTTTCATTCTCCTTTCCATCTATCACTTTACTAATTGTATCATGTTTACTTTGCAATAATTTTACAATATCTTTTTCCAGAGTCCCTTCCCCAATCAAATAATAAGCAGATACCGAATCTGCCTTTTGCCCAATTCTATGAACTCTATCCTCAGCTTGCTCATGATCTGCTGGTGTCCATGAAAATTCCAAAAAACAAGTAGCAGAAGCAGCTGTCAAAGTTATACCAATTCCAGCTGCTTTTATCTGTCCTATGAATAATTTTGTTTCTGAATCATTTTGAAATTGATCAACTAATCCTTGTCTATCATCAGATTTTACACTACCATCTATTCTAACAGTCTTCACTTTTGAAAAAGCGGCTTCAATATCATCTAATACTTTAATGTGATATCCAAATACAACTAATTTTTCTCCAGTAGAAATATAATCTTTAATCCAACTTATAACTGAATTCCTTTTTGCTCCATAAGCAAGACCAGAAATAAATTCCATTCTATTTTTTATTTCAACTATACTTTTCTTTTCATCCTCACCTGCCCATTCCTTTATATTCTCAATAGCATCCAAATATTTTTCATATTCTAATTTTGAACATTCAAGTGGTACAACTATTTTTCGTTTTTCTGGTAAATCCTTTAGTACTTCTTTTTTCTCTCTTCTAATCATAAGAGGTTGAATAATATTATGTAATTCTTTCCAATTTGTTACCCCTTTAAACTGCCAGCCAAAACCATTATATTTAGGATTGCAAAATCTATATAGATATTTATACTCATTAGGAAAACATTTTTTATTTAAAAGATTCAGAACTGTAAAGAATTCTCTTGGACTATTTCTTATTGGTGTACCTGACAGAAATATTCTTTTATCCACTTTCCTTGCTATTTTTTTAAATGCTTCTGTCCTCAAAGATCGACCATTAGAAATATATTGACATTCATCAGACAGTATTATAGCAAACTTTTTCTCAATTAAAACTTCTTTCCAACTGTCTAAAATATCATAATTAATAATATAAAAACAAGATAATGTAGTATTATAAGGAGTTTTCCCTGATAAAATATTTACATCTTCATCTTTATAATCTGTCCATTTTTCAATCTCTCTTTTCCAATTCAATTTTACAGAAGCAGGACAAACTATTAAAACGGGTTTTAATTCTGGATGGATTATAAAATAACCTAATACCTGTATTGTTTTTCCCAAACCCATAGCATCAGCTATCAATCCATTACCTTTTCTACTTTCCAAAAACTTTATGCCATCTATTTGAAAAGGATAAAATTCTTTTGATAATTTTTTTTTCAATTTTATTTTAGAAAAATCTTTTTCTTTTTTCTTTTCAAAAAGTATAAATACAGATTCATCCATATCAAAACCAAATTTTGCAAGTGATTCTATATTTTCTTTTGTAGGAGGAGCTATCCATGTTCTTGAATTAGAATGAAATTGTCTGCCATATAATGTTTTTACATTATTAAGAATATTATAAAATTCTGTTTTATCTTCAGAATTAAATTTTATTTTCAATTCTTTATTCTCATATTTAACTATTTTATTCATTCTTTATTCCTGATGTATAAAATATTTCCTCTGTTGTTTTATCTGAATATTTCGATAGATGATAAGATCTATTATAAAAGAACATTACCAATGCAAAAAATAACACAGCATAAATAACAGGTATTCCCCAAATATTACTCCCTATATATTTCATATATATTGATAATCCAATTAATACACAAACTATTATCAACAATAAAATTATAATTAACATTATTTTACCTCTTTCATATTCCAATCTCTTTTTTCATTTCTTTTGCTTCATTAAAACTAAAATCTCCAGGATCACAATTGTCTAATTCAATTATCTCAACTTCAACTTTATACTGATTTAACCAAATAGCTGCTTTCTCTGCTTTCTTCAAAGCTTCTGATTCTGGATCAAATAAAAAAAACACCTTCTTATAATTTTTTAACAACCTTAATTGTTCTTTTTTAATAATTGTTCCAAGTGTCGCTGCAAAATTACTTCCAAAACGCCATACATCAAACACACCTTCAACTACACCAATAATATCACGTTTACAATTATCAAGATTATATAATATAGTTTTAGGATTTATTATACTTTCATCTTTAGATAATGTAATATATCTATTTTTTTGCTTATCTGTTATATCTCTTCCCTGAAACGAAACAATTTTATTTTTATATATTATAGGAATAATAATTCTATATTTCCAATAACCAATAATTCCAGTTCCTTTTATTTTGTATTTATTTATTAAATGATTTGGATTAAAATTTCTCTTTCTTAAATATTTTTTATGTATTTCTTGTAATTCATCACCAGGCAATTCGATTTTATCAACTTGTTTTTTATTTTCTTTTTTATTTAATAATTTTAGTAAACTATTTCTTCCAGAATATTCTCTAATAATATCTTGGGCCTCTATATAAGAAACACCCGCTAATAAGCATACTATACTCTCCAATTCTTTATGACCGCACATCCAACAATTATAATATCCTTTAGCTAAATTAAACCCGCCATGATTACTATCATCTCCACAACTCGGACATCTAATATTAATCCATCCTCTCTGTACATTATTTCCTTCCGTCCAATATTGAATTCCATAATCTGTTAAAAATTCAGCTACATTAAAAATCATAACAATATTCTTTCCTATTTTCAGACCACCATATTTTTATCTTTTCCCATGCTCTTATTACTCTTGATTGAGTCCAATTATATTTTTCTGTAAAATAATTTATTGTTGAATATTTACTTGCTTTTTTTCTTCTTTGGTTATTTAAAATATAATCTAATACCTTTTTTACATCTTCTGATAACTCTGTATTTATTTGATCATAAAACTCTAAAATCTTACAAAATTTATCAAATATTTTATCTTTCCCTTCATCTATATATTCATAATCATTATTTATATTCTTTTTTAAATATAAATTTAAATAACCATTCAATCTTGTATATAAATAAGTAGAAAATGATGATTTAGTATTATCATATTTTTCTAATGTTTCACAAAAAATCAAATATGCTTGAGCTTCAACATCTTCATATTCTACTTTATATTTATTCGAAAAATAAAAAGATACTTTTCTTATCATATTTTTATAATCTTTTAAATCTGTTCCCTTTCTTGTATTTTTTTCTATTCTCCAGGATCTTTTAAGAGCATAATTCATACCCACATTTTTTGACTTTTTATATTTCCATGCTCTTTTAAATATTCTTGATTTATTATATTTCAAAATATACTCCTTGAAAATTTATTTATAATTCCTCAATAATAATACAATCAGCTTTTACCATAATTTTTTTAAACCTATCTCCTGTATTTATAATAATTCTACACAAGTTATCCGCTGCTCCTGTTTCAATATTCATTTTTCCCTGATATTCTTTTACAAGAATTCCTTTATCAAAAATTTCAACTTTTCTTAAAAGTCCTTCAATTCTTGCTATTCTGTCTTTTTCTCGCATTTCTTGTTCCATTTCACTACAACCTATAATTATTATTCCCATTAATACCAAAATAATAATACTTAATTTAAAAAATTTATTTTTCATATTTTTCCTCCTTAATTTATTATATTTTATATATCAAAAAAAGTAAAGTATTTTTTAAGATGTTTTACTTTTAAGATATCCATTTTCTTTCTCCAATTTCACTCTAAAAATCTTATCTGAATTATTCATAATTTCTTCATCATGTGTTACAATTATCATTTGTAAATTCAATTTTTTACTCAATTTATTTAAAATTTCTCCTGCTTGATTTCTTAAGTTCTTTGAAATATGTTTAAATGGTTCATCAAAAATAATTAAATTATCTGTTTTACTCAATGACCATGCAGCAATTCTCAAAGCAAAAGCAGTAATATCAACTACACCTCCACCAGTAGCATCTATAGGATTAACCGGCTGATCATCCTTTAAATAAATTAAATCAGCTTCTGTCTTTCCTCTTTTAATTTCAAATTTAACTCGAAATTCATACTCTTCAAGATTACAAGCATCTAACGCCATTTGAACAATATCTTCAATGTGATATCTTAATTTTTCCTGAGTTTCTTTTGCTACTTTTTGGATAAATATTTGAGCTTTTTCTATAGAAATTATTCTACTTTCTAATAGTTTGATTTTATTATCATAACTATTTTTTTCTTTTTGTAATAATTCTCTTTTTCCTATTTGTTTATTTAATAAGTCTGAATATTTATTTATTGTTTTCAACAAAATAACCTCCTATTACTCCGTGTATAAAATTATTATCAGGAAAATCAATATTTAATAAAATTCTTGATTTAAACAATAAATGTCTTAAAATATTACCTTTTTCTGTTTCTTTTTCTGTTTCTTTTTCTGTTTCCTTTTGCATAGTCATTTTCATATTTTCAATAAATTCAGGATCAATCCAATTTTTACCATAATTATAGATTTTTATATATTTTATGTTTTTTTATAATCAAATAAACCCCATTTATGCATTTTGGAAGATTCTTTATCAGATTCTTTTTCTTTCATTATATCTTCAATCCTTTTCATTATATTATCTCTCTTTTTTTCAAGTTTATTTAATTCATTTTTTAATTCCTGCTCTTTTTTTTCGGCTGATTCTAAATCAAAAAATCCATATTTTTCATTCCAATTTTTTTCTATTTCCTCCATCACTCCTTTTGCTTTTGCTTTCTTTTCTTTCAAATCTTCAATTTTATCTTTCAAATCTTCAAACTCTGTTGTTGTCATATAATTTTACTCCTTTCAAATATTTTGTTCTTTCTATTCTATTCATAGAATAATATCCCTTCTTTAATACTTTATAAAGAATTTCATTTTTATTATCTTTCAATTTAATTTTATTCGCTAATTTTCTTATTTTTCTTGCTGTTATTCTCCTCATTTTATTTCTCCACAACTTTTAATTTAGTCAAATATTCCACTACCAAATCAGCGTCCGGAGGTGTAAATATATCTCCATTATCTTCAATCATACAATCAATATCACAATAACTAAAATTATTTATCATATCTGTTATATAATTTCTAACAATTTCTTTTTGTTGATTTGTCATTTTATTTCCTCTTTATCATAATTTTTATTATATTCTCTCTCTATATCTTGTATTACTTTTATAATTTCAAAATGAGAAACATAATAACTTTTTGTCATTTTATCTTTCATTATTTCCCACATAACCTTATATTTATTATTTATTCTATTATTCCATTTATTTATCATTTTCTCTAAAAGCTTTTCTTTAGTTATATATTTATATTGCTGTCTATATTGAATATTACAGTGTTTACATTTAATAATAACAATATTATTTTTTTCAAAATAAATTTCTATATTATTACTATCACATTTAGGACAAGGATATATATTAGTACATTTATGCATACAAGTATCACAATCTTTTTTCATTATCTCACTTCCTCCATAATCTCTTGAATTATATCAATTACTCCTTTTCCTATCTCTTTTTTATTTTTCAGCACCGCTTTTCTCAAATTATCTTCAAAAGACAAACTAACATTTTTACCTTTCTTAATCGAATCAACAAAAGCCTCAATTCTATCATTTCTTTTTTCTTCATCTTTCAAATATTCATCATCTACTATATCACAATCATCAGGAACAAATATTTTTTTTACAATTTCTTTTTCCATATCCAAATAAACAATAAAAGGTTGATAATCTTTTAAATCAGCAGTTTGTCTAATCAAACATCCTGGATTTATCACATATCTATAATTATCCTCATAAATAAACCCATGATGATTATCTCCAGTACAAATATATTTTGCTATTGGAAATCGTTCTAACATTTCTTTTGCTGTAAAACCATCTATAAAAGGAGGAACTTCATTTTTAAAAATCATTTTATGCAATACAACTGTTTCTTTCATTTAACATTCTTTCCTTTCTTTTTATCCAAGCAATTTTACCTGATTCAGACATTTTCTTTTTCGTTTCTTTAGATACTTTTTTATTTTTACTTATTTCAGATAATTTCTTTCTTGTTTCATCATTATATAATCCTATATCCCAAGCATGTCTATTATTTTGTTTATATGTAATATATTCTAAATTATCTATACAATTATTCCTTTTGTTTCCATCAATATGATTTACTACAATTTTTTTACTTGTATTTTTTCCTACAAAAGCATACATAACTAATCTATGACTGAATTCACTTTTTCTTTTTTTCCTCTTATTTCTTAAATAATAATAAACATATCCTTTTTTTGTTTCACTACTCTTTAATATTCTTTCTTTACAATAAAAATAACCGGATCCATTCCATAATTTTCTTTTTAAACTTTTTACTCTTCCAAAATTAGATACTTGATATATTCCTTTATATCCTGGAATATCTTTCCATATCTCTTTAACATTCTCCATAACTATATCCTTTTATTTTTACATCATTTATTTTAATACCGTTTTGTGATAATAACTTAAAATAACCAGATGCTAAAATAACACCTATACTTCCTTTATCTTTGTTTTTAATATTATGATATAATAAAGAATGATTACCTATTATTATATATGTGTATTTATTAGTTTTTTCATAAAATTCTTTTGCAGCTTTAATAATCATTATTTCTAATTCTTGTGGATTTCTAGGTTTAGGTTCATGAAAAAGATCCCCACAAATAATTATATCTGCGCTTCTTTTAATAGCTTCATCATATACAAATTGAATAGTTTTTCTTTGTGTTTCAATCCAATCTTCATCCAATCGGCATCTTGGTTTATCATACCGTAAGTGCCAATCACTTGTAACAATAAATTTATTATTCATTATTTAATCCTTTATTCCATCAAACATATGCCGTTCATCAATATCAATAGTATAATCACTACTAACAAAACATATTTCATTTCCACACATTCTTTCTTCTCCATCATATTTATCATACACACAGATTCTTACATTATATTTATCTAATAATAATTTTAATTCTTTCAAAAAATTAACTTTATTTTCATCTTTTATAATTGATAAAATATCTTCTTGTTGCCCCATAGTTAATCGTATATCACCCAATCCTAAATGACTTGTTTTATCAAATCTTAATTTTTCAAAATAATTTTTAATCTTATTCATTTTCCAATCCTTTCCATAAAACTATCTCAATACTATCATCGTATTCTCCCCAATAATCATAATTCCATCTTAATGTAATTTTAAAATATGTAGGATATGGTATTTTTCTTGTATTCCATTCATTTATTATTATATTATCTTGATCAATTTTATTTTTCTCACTTATAAAATAATCATCAAAATAATCAAATAAATTATCCTGAAAGGTGTAATCACATGTGACAATATCAAAAAGTATATATGTTTTTTTATCTGGCTCTACAAATTGGAACCAACAATCAGAACGAACAATTTCTTTTCTATCATTAAAAGAATAACGAGGTAAATCCTCTTCTTTATATACATGTTTTTTATCCAAAATATTTGCAATTTCTTTTCCTGTCATCTTATAAAAATATGCATAAATTAAACCTATATACTTTTCGTCTCTATTATCAATCATTTTCTTTCCTCATTCTATCTTTTGACCACATAATGGACAATTATTCGGTAATTTATTTTCCATTTTTCTTATTTCATTTTCCATTTTTCTTATTCTATTTTCATTCATTTCATATTTTTGTATTTCTAATTGTACATTCGAATATTCATCCTCAATTATTTTAATCTTTTTTTCAATTTCATTTATCTTCTTAAATAATTCTTTAACATTTCTCAAATCCCCTATCTTATCCAAAATATTTTTATTTATTTTATACCTACGTAATTGATTAGAAAAATCATCATTTTCCTTTTCTTTATCATTATACCTTTTTTCAATTAACTCATATTTTTCTATTAATTTTTCAATAGATTCAATATTTATAGCAATCTCTATTTTTTTATTTTCTTTGTATTTGTTTATAAATAAAGATATACTCTCAAAATTATCTTTTATAGTATCTATTTTATTTTCAATATTTTTTACTCTGTCTATTAATTCTTTAGCTTTATCAATCCAAGTTAAATTTTCAAGTTGTTTTTCGATTTCTATTAAATTATTTTGAATTGTTTTTAAATTATTTTTTTCTTTTCTTTTTTTCTGTTCCACCAAACTCAACATTTTATCAATCAAATCTAATTTAATAGTTCTGTTAAAAAATCTTGCAACTTCTCCAGATGATTCAGATAATAAAAAAGGAGCATCAAGTTGTTTTTGAATATTAACTTCATCTATATTTATTATTTTTTTTACTTCATCTGGAACATCCGCTCTTATCGCTTCAAATGTTTGTTCTCCTTTTTTACTTTTAATAATATAACCATTAAATTTTTCTGTTCTTTTTCTTATCACTATTCCTTTATCAGTTTCAACTTCCACAGATGTATCCATCTTTTCATCTGCCCAGTGTGATATAAATGAAATTCCTCTTGGTTTATTAGTTAGAGGCCAAAGCAAGGATCTTATAACAGCTGTTTTACCTTGATTAGTATTACCTATTATAGCATTTACATTTTCATGTAATTCTAATTTTGTATTTTCATGTGATTGGAAATTAAATATTTTTATACATCGTATCAACTTCTTTTCTCCTTTTCCACCATTCCTTTATTTTGATGTCCATTTATAAATTTATTTTTTTCTTTTTTAACAAAATCACCACAGCCACATTCACATATTTTTTTAATCATTTATATTTCCTTATATTTTATATTTTAATCCCAAAAATACATATCCTCGATTAAAAACATTTGAATCAAAATTAATACTATTAAAAATAGAATCAACTTTCCTTTCCAAAATAATTTCTTTTTTATTTATTATTATATTTACTTCATCCATATGTTTATAAACTTCACAGACATCATTTTTCTCATAATATAAATCAGAAAAAATAATTAAATCAATCCTTTTTATCTCATGAATTTTCTTCAAATGATGTTTAATGGATTTCACAAAATAACAACACATATTCCATGTATCTATTTTTATAATTTTATTATCTCTATTATTATCTCTATTTTTAATCATCTTTATATCCTTTTATAATAATTTCTAATTCCCATTCATAACCACAACTACATACTTTTGACCACCAATCATATTCAGCAATAGTAATTGTATCAGAACATGCGGGACAATTAAATTGTACTCCAGAACTACCAGCATCTGAATGAATATTTACAAATTCATAATCATCACATTCAATTTCTTTCATTTTTTTTCTCCATATCTTTGATTCCATTTCTGTTCTATAAGATTACAACATTTCTCTATAATACCAGGGCCATTATTTAATAATATAATATTCTCTTCTTCCTCTTTTTCATCCTTGAATCTTGCATAAAATGCAACTTCTCCAGTTCTTAATTCTTCCATCGATAATATCATCTTTCTTGAATATTTAACTATCTTTTTATTCTTAATAACAGCCATCATACATCTCCGCTTTCCATCTGGCCTTAAATATTGAATTGCTTCTATTTCATTTTCATTTGGTTCTTTACAAATATTATCAACATCATATACTTTACCATCAGGTGCTAATCTCATTTATTTCCTCCTTGTTAAAATAATCTTTCATTTTTTTAAAAGTATTTGAATTCATAATAATTGATCCATTTTTCATTTGTAATATCTAATTATCTTTAATTATATATTTTTTAATTCTATATTTTTTGAAAAATATAGATAGTATTTTCTTAAAAAAAGATTTCTTAAAACAATTGTCATTTATTTTAATTAGTATTCCTTCAATCATTTTCTATTTCCTTTATCATATTTTTATAGAAATCATTTATAAAAAAGTGATAAACAAAATCACTATATTTTTTATAATCACTATTATACATATAACAATTACCATGATTTTTACTATATTCACATATATTCTTTTTACCACATAAACTTCTATCAAAAAACTTTGTATATAGATTTTCAATTATTTTTTTCACACAAAAAGGACATGTTTCATTGCCTAATCCTTTATATCCTTCTTTTATTTTTTCTTTTATAAATTTCCATATTTCTTCACAATCTTCTTCTTTCCAGTTATTTATAATTTTTTCATCTTTATCATTATAATAAATACCATCTTTTATTTGCAAATTATCAATAACTTTATTCTTTAATTTCATAAATTGTTTTATTTTATTTTTATTATTTTTCATTAACATACTCCAATAAATTTAATAATTCATCGATATAAAAATCATCATATCCTAATATTTCTTTTAATAACACTTTTTGATCATCTAATAATGATTCCTCAAATTTTATTAAAAGATTTATATGTTGATTATATACATCTGATTTTATAAAACAATCCATATAGCAATAACCTTCAGATAATGGGTACATAGAAAAATCATATTCGCAAGTACCACAATAATGATATTCTTTATTACACATTTTACATTTCATTTTTCTTTCTCCTCAAAAACATACTAATAGCAATTGCTAAAGGCGCGATTAAATCGATAAAAATAGCTGGGAAGATACTCAACCAAAATTCAATATACATTACTTCAACATTAAAAATATTCGATAACCATACATAAAATGAAGCATATTCAACATCAGTATCTTCCACAGCTCCAATAACTTCTTTTTCTTCAAGATGAATTTTCTTTTTTTCTCTAACTTTTTTCAACTCATCTCTCAATTTTTCTATTTCTTTATTTATACTTTTTATTTTCTCATAAGTATCCCAGTGGACATATTGCGTTCTTTTACTTTCATCAATATCATCTACTTCTTCAAAGTCTGATAATATATTCAAAAAAGGATCAAGTTCTTTTTCTTTTCTTTTTATACTTTCTTGAACATCTTTTTCTTCTTGATTATAGATATCATAAGTTAACTTATTATGAGTTATTTCAACATTTACTATAGTTTCTGTTATTACATTTTTTATTCTTTGATTATATTGACCAGCTATCGTTGATATCATAGAAAAAACTAAAACTATAATCCATAAAACAATAAATAAACTAACAATAGGAAATTGTTTATTTTCCCATAAAATTATAATAGTCTCAAAAGCAATTACAGAAAAAGCAATCATTATACTTGATAATAGATAGGCCAAAAATACAGGTAAAAATTCATCCAACCATATTCCAGTATAATAAACGCTCAAACACACAGCCCCAATTCCTACTATAGCCATGATAATTTTAATAATAAAGACAATTATATCATTTTTATTTTTTTTCAAAATAGATTGTTTTTCAACTTTTTTATATTGGCTATAATTTCTTTTCAAAAATCCTTGATCAACTAATGCTCTGTATATTTTAGTAGCTTTCTTTTTTGTTATATTAAAATGTCTTTCAATATTGGATATTTTAGGAATTCTTTTATCATTTTTTTTATAATATAAAATAATATGTTCTTTTACTCTATCAATTAGATTCTTGTTTTCCATTTTGCTAAACAATCCCTTTTTGAATTCTATCATATAAGACAATAGATCCAGCTACAGCCACATTCAAACTTTTCTCCCCAGGAAGTTTGACTAAATATTGACATTTTTTAATTGCATTCTTTGTTAATCCATTATCTTCTGCCCCTAACAAATAACATACTCGTTTTGGATGTACAAAGTTTTTTAAATTAACAGCAGAATCAATCAATTCAATTCCAACTAAAATGCATCCATACGGTCTATGATTATTAAAATCATCAAAATCAATATAACTATATGTTGGAATATGTCTAAATGATTTCATAGTATCTGGATGTCCTTTTTCAAATCTTTTACCAATAGTAAACAAAAAATCTGCATTAAATATTTGAGCTGTTCTGAACAAAGTCCAATAATTAAACTTTGTTTTTCCCTGCTCAATCCCTATTCCAAAATACCCATTCCTTTTCATTTTTGTTCCTATATAAAAAATCCCCCAGGATGCTGTCGGAATTTAAAGATTTGTTTAAAAACCACCTGGGGGATAAATATTTATTATTTATTTTTTCCGACAGCATATTCATTATATTATCCTATTGCAAAAATTAAGTCAAGTAAAAGTTCCCCTATTTTTCAATAGGGGCCTTATCCTATAAATAATTATATTTTCGATTTATACCGCACAGGCTAAATATAAATCTATTTACTCTTTTCTTTTATCCTATACCTATATTATTATTATAATTTTCAATTGCCTTTTTTATTGCTTTTTTTGAAAAATTTATATTAATTTCATATTTTTCTTTAAGCCATCTGGCAAATATTTTCCAGGTAGAATTATTATAACCAAAATTACCTATATTCCAATTAGACCAAGTTTCTGAAAATTCTTTTATTTTTTCGAGAAACATACTAAATGACCCACAAACTCCCTCCCATCTCGGCATATTTAATTCTGATAATCCATCTTCACTTTCATCATACCATTTATATAATTTATATATTTTCTCCCAATAAATAACTTCATCCCAATCTTTCTGTTTATATTTTATAGCTATTTGTCTGATATTAGGATCAAGTTTATCCACTAATTTATCTACTTCTGCTTCTCTTATTTTTATTGGTCTATTAGATAAACAATATAAAAATCTTGATTTATGTGATCTTGGGTTGTATAAAAAATTCATAAAATTAGTGGTTAATCCGGATTTATCAGGAGGCCAATACCCTTCAATTTTCATTTTATTATATCTTTTGATAGCTTTTTTAAAATTCTTTAGGATGATTTCATTATTATCAAATTTCCCATTAGGAATAATAATATTATATTTATCTATCCAATTAGGATCAAATTTATAATGTTGACTTAATCTACCTTCTTTCATAGATAATATAAATTTTTCTATAGAAAAGATTGTTTTGTGTATACTTTTATCTTTTTTATAGATTTTATTAGTAAAATTTCCTATAGGAAGAATTTCTTTTATAATTTTCTCTATAGAAGAATTTAATTTTTTAATAGAAGTTTTTGTGTTTTCTATAGGAAAACACTTATCTTCTTTTTTATTCTTTTTATTAATATTCTTATTATTAGTAGAATATACATTTAATTTTAAAATCGCAAGTGATTTGATTTTTAAATCACTAAGCCATTTAATTTTCAAATCACTGGGATCTATATATTTTTCTATATATTGTAAAGGATTTTCAATAAATTTAATAATATTATCATCTAATATTTTAAAAAAATGTTTAGATGGAATTCCTTTTCTTTTTATATCTATAAATTTTATTTCTTGAAGATGGCTCATAGTTTTCCATGCTTTATGATTTGATAATCCTGTATTGTCTTCTATATCTTTTTTTAAATAAAAAAACCATTCATTATTTATTTTATTATTTTCTTCTAAATAATTATATTTTGATATAAGTTCACTGATAAGTATTGATTCATAAATACCTATTGTTTTTGCTAAATATTTATTACACTGAATCCATCCATTATTAGATAATGTTTTTTTAAGTAAATTATTCATTTAATTTTCCTTTATTTCTTTTAAATATATATAAATTATGTTTAAACCAATCTTCCATCATCTTCAAACTTTCTATTGTATAATTGCCACCACTATTTGTGAATACCATAAAATTTATAAATGACTAATTTTTTATTATTGTCTTCTATTATTTTGATTATATGATATTTCCTTTTATCGTATCGTTTATAAAAACAATCACCTTCTTTTATTATCATTTATTCCTCCTTTATCTTTATTAAAAATAAAACTATATGTTGGATTATAATCTAATTCATCATTCTTAACAAATTCTTTTATAGTAATCGGAAATTCAAATACACTTTTATGATGTATCCATATTCCTTCATTTCTATTCATTTATCTCTTCTTTCAAATATATTAGGTCTTTTCATATTAAAATGAATACTTGCGCATTCATTACAAAACCAAATCAAACCCTCATAACATCTAAACATTCTTGATATTTTATGTTTCCTATTACATCTACCACATGTAATTTTAGAATTGATATCTATATTTTGTTTCAATAATTCCATCAATTGTCCAGATGCATTCATTTATTTTCTCCAATAAAAAACCCTTATTAAAGAGCGTCTTACCATTTCTGGTATTTTGGGCATTTTGGATGGTTGAGTAAACCCAAAAAAGACGCCCCTTAATAAGGGCTGTAAATTTTCTTATATAATATATGCTATACTCAACCATCCTAATATAATAGTACAAAATATTTTCAAAAAAGTAAATAGAAAAATATATAAATTTTGATTATTTTTTATTATAATATATATGAACACTTTTTTTATTTTTGTTTATTTCATATATACTTCGAAAAAGAGGGATTCAATACATTTTGTAATGGACCCCTCTTACTTTTTCAATACTATAAGAATATTAGACGCTCATAGATTGGCGTAGTAAGGTTTTATTTCAAAAGTGATACTTATATACCACTTTTTTATATAGTATAAATATAAATAAATCATATAATTACTTATATTATAAGTAATTATATGATTTATAAAATATGAGAAATATTAGCTTAAAAGACAGACTTCTATCTCCTTATGTTATAAAGAATTAGAAATTATGTTATTTATAAAAAACTGTAAAGTACAGTACATTTTTATAAAACAAGTTCATTATTTTGAAGATATAAGCGTCTAAATATTTCATGTAAAAGAGGTATGAGAAAGTATACGATTTTATTTAAAAAAAGATGTATTTTTTTTATTATTTTACAAAAAGTACTTTACTTTTGCTTACATATATAGTATATTATTAATATAAGGTAATAAAAACCTTGTCCAAGATGGGGGAGAAAACCTATCTTGGATGGAGACCAGGGGCACGGAGATCTTAAGATCAAGAAAGTCCAGTATCCATTATCCAAGATGAAATTAGTTGAGAGAAACTGGGATGATTGAAAATGAGGAGTAATCAAGGAGCACAAAAACAAGATGGGTTTTAATTGCAGTTCGATTCTGCATCTAATCGACATGGTTGATTATCTTGGGTTCGATTCTCAAGTCGATTTTATTTTATATGGAATAAAAACGTAATAAGAAAAGTTATAAATCAATTAATATTGACTGGAGCAGAAGTTAATTTTTCTGTTGTATATTATAATTAGAGGGGCAAGAAAAGCCCCCGACCTTGAGGAGGGTATTATGAACGAACAAAATACAAAGAGATTTCAAAAAACACTTGCTTCCATCAATTGGATGGAAGTTCACAAAGAAATGGTTTTCAATAATTCTGGGTCCAGAATCTGGATCTATGAAGATGGGAAAATTAGTACACAAACTTCTGGAACATATCCAAATCCAGAAAATGAGCAACCTATTCTGATACTCCAAGCGTGGGGATTAGGAAATATTGATGTATCTTATTATCTTGAGAGCTGGGGTTCTTGGGATCAAGAGGCAGAAATATTCACTACAGACGATGAGAGAAAATTGACGGAAGAAGAAGCAATTATAGAATGTATTGAAGATGGCGATTTTTTAGATTTATACGATGAATGGGAAAATCTTTTGAAAGAAGAAATTGAAGAGGAGGAAGAGATTGAAGAAAGGAGGAATAATGAAAAAGAATATAATCAACTATATTAATAGAAATATAGAGGGATAGGCACAGCTGACCTATTCCTTAAGGTGACCCTGGGAAACCGGGGTCTGTCTACCTCTGATGCTGAGGTACTGATGAAGGCAAAGCATTGCCGAAACAACCTTGAGGAGGGTATTATGGAAAGAAAATTTGGGATTACGTATCCAAAAACGAGCTTACCAATCGATGAAATAACATTAAATAAAGTAAATGGATATTACACAAAATCCAATTTCTGGGATAAATCAGGAAGATCAAAATGTAAATCAGGAAAAGAAATATATGAAAAATTTCTGAATCCTTTCACAAAAAAAGAAGAATGTTTCTATGAATACAGAACAGAAAATGGGGTATTATTTTCATGGTTAGATGAATCATTAGAAAAATGCAGGAAGGAAAAAGATGAATGGTTATCTTTAAGAAAAAAGAAAAAGAATATTCAAGAATTATTAATGGAAAATGATAAACTGACAGAAAAGTTAATCACATTATCTGCACTATGTATAGTAGCAAATAAAATCAAGAAAGTTTGTACTGGAAAATAATTTTTTAATTCAATTGATTAAAAAGAATATTTCTTCTATTCCTGGAAGTTTTACATTAGATATTCAAGAAAATGAATTTACTATTTTTTATCATTCAAAAATAATATGAAAATTCTTTATATAACTTTTGCAAAGAATAGAAAATTATTAAACATGAAAATTGAAAATATGAAAAATAAAGTTATTTTATTATAAGTATATTCAATAATAATAAAAAAAGAATCTTTAAATAATAAAAATCATTTAAAAAAGTAAAAAACATTTTTTAGGAGGATTAACATGGAACAATCTACTTCTGATAATACTATTATAGATTTTGATGATATCATCACAAATTTAATTGATAAAAATAGAAAATTAATTGACACTTTAATAGAAGCAGAAAAAGATTTAATTTCTTTTATAAACAAGGAGGAAGATAAATGAAGGGATATACTATATATTATAACAAAACAAAAAGATCAAGAAAAGTATATGAAATCTATGTAAATAATGTAAAAGAAATGTTTAAAGAAATAACTAATATGAAGAAAAAAGATAGTGTTATTTTGAACATTTTTGAACATAAAACAAATCATTATATGATAAAGAGGGGAATGTAATGAGTATTAAAGAAAAAGAAAGAAGAAGAATGAAAGCATTCACAGAAAAAGAAATTGATATATTACAAGAAAAAGATAAAAAAGGAATAATAAATATGCCTGAAATTGTAACTGATTATATAGATTGTAAAATAACGCTTCAGTTTAATGAAAATGATTTTACTATGCGAATTTTTGATGAATTTGGTTGGTCCAATTGGTTCTAAAAAAAGTCATTTAAAAAAGTAAAAATTATTTTTTAGGAGGTAAGAAGATGAAAGATAATGAATTAAAAAATCATGCTCAAAAAGTACAACATTATTTAAATTCAAAAAAAGGTAAAATTATGATGCAACAAATAAAAGATATTGGTTTTAGTCAAGAAAAAACTTTTTTTCATATTATTGCAAAAGTTACAAAAATAAAAGTTTATAATAAAATCAAACAAATTTATAATTATCTTATTGAAAATAAAATAATTATACAGGAGAGATAATATGACATTAAAAGAAAGATCAACTTATATTATAGATATATTTCATGAACTTACAGATCAAATGCTATGTGAAATACGTAATATGCCTTCTAATTTTGAAGGCAAACAAATAAGATGGTTTATACATGATTTTGTTAATAAAGAAATAAGTAAACCTACCTTTTTAGATCCTGACTACACTCCATATAAAAATTGGAAAAATAATAAAATAAAGAGGAGAACATTATGATCAATTTAATATTATATGGATTAGATGTATTTATTAGTACTTCATTTTCAATAATTTTAATATTTGGATTTTTTTATGCTATTTATCAAACTATAAAAGCTAAATTTTAATATAATAAAAGGAGAATAATAAATGAACAGAAAAAAATTATGTGATGAAGATTGTAATAATTGCCCTATAATATATCATCCAAATAGTAGAATGTTTACTAAAATTTTAAATGAAACATATAATAAATTTGGGAATGATTTTTATGGAATTGTTCAAAAATATTGTCCCAATTTAACTATATGTTATGGTTGCAGAGTTGATGATTTTTGTCATATTGAAAAATGTGAATTTGATAGATAAATATTGATTATAAAAAAATAAATTTTTCCTATCTGAATGAGAGCTGAATGGTAACCAGCCGAAAACCTGATTAATTTCAGGTTCGTAGGAAACTATAAAATATTTTTAGGAGGATATTATGAAAGGAAATTACAAGAATCTGTTAGATTTGGCAGAAGAGGTTGACAGGATGGATCGAAATAAAGAAGATCTGACTGTACCAAATCACAAGTTAAGAATGATTAAAGATGATTTTTTCCATATTGAAGGAAAATCTAATTATCAACTTAATGGCTTAGCTCACAGTCAAGTTGCAGAAAAATTAAAAATCCCAAAAGAATATTATAATCGAATGGGATCTGTTGTTCCAGGATTAAGACAGCAAAATGTTAATGCCTGGCTTAATAATAATCAAGAAAAGCATCTTGTTAGATTATTAGATGGAAAAGTAAGAGCTTTTTTGTCTGATAGATTTAAACCGATTGATAACATTTTTCTACTTCATGCTTTTCTACCGATTATTAAAGAAATGAATTTGAGAGTGAAGTCAAGTAGCATTACTGAAAAAAAATGTATATTCAAGTTGTTTTTCCAGAAATACAAGGAGAAGTTCAAAAAGGAGATATTGTTCAATTTGGAATTACATTTTCTAATTCAGAGGTCGGATGTGGATCTATAAATATAAAACAACTTGTTTGGAGATTAGTTTGTACTAATGGAATGATAGGTGAAAATGTGATAAGAAAATATCATGTTGGCAGAAGGATTGGAAACGATCTTGAAGATTACAATATTTATGATAATAAAGCTATAATGGCTGAACTAAAAAGTTTTCAGGAAAGAATAAGATGTTTGCTTGAAAAAACTATAACTCAATCCAACTTTGATAATGAAATTATAAAAATGAAAAAAGCGGCCAATCAAACTATTAATATGATCCAAGATACTGTTGAAAATGTTACAAAAAGATTTCCATTAACAAAAGAAGATGGAAAAAAAGTTATTAACAACATGATGAGTGAAAAATCTACTCGATGGGGTTTGATAAATTCCATTACTGCTCTTGCTCATGAAATTGATAACCAAGACAAACAATATGAAGTTGAAAAAATTGGAAATGATATTCTTATTTTATCTGACAAAGAATGGAATGAAATTGTTGTATAGGAGAAAAATTATGAAAGAAAATAAATATTATTGTGATTTTTGCAATAAAGAAATAAAACATCGGGATTTAATTGAAATAGAAAATAGACATGGAACATCTATATTGTGTGATATTTGTTTTAGCAAAATGTCACATAATATAGATAATATAAGATATCACAAAAGAGATACTGTTAGTATTTCTTAATAATATCTTCTTATACTTCTTACAAAGGCAACCCTCATCAGGTTGCCTTTTTTTAAGGAGGTATCTAATGAAAAGTAGTCCAAAAACTACTTTAAACTACTCTAAATTACTTTTTACTACTGGAAACTCATAGTATTTTATTTCAGGATCTTTGTAATCTACTCCCCAACATCTTTTGTCACTTGAATAGTAGATCCCATTAAACCATCCAGCTTGAGCAACTAAAGGGCCTTTAGTTTCATCATAATCGTTATCTAAATCAGATATAACAATTACTTCATGTCTATGTTTTTTAGAAATACAAAAAATTGGTATTCCTTCATTAGCTCTTTTTTGGGCAGATTCTCTGGTATGTTCTTTTACATTACTATATTTATATTTTAAATTATCATAAGCTATTTCAATACTTGTACTTAATATTATATCAGATATACTTTTATCTGGACGTAAAAAACTAATATCATAATTATATTCTGAAATCAAGTAACCCATTATCCATATTTTTTTCATTTTACTATCAAGAAAATCACGTGCAAAAATATTACAATAAGTGACAGGTTTATTAGTTCCTTTATAACATCGATTATTAGGATAACCTCTTTTATATTGTTTTAATTTAACTACTTCTTTGGCTACTCTATATAATTTTCTAGCTGCTTTTTCTTTATCAATATAAAGAATTTTTATTTTATTATTAGTTATCAATTTTAACCATTTTAAAATAATTTTAATTATTTGTTGTAACATTTTCTCTCCTTATCTTCCATGACAATTTCATTTTCTTTATTTATTATTTTTAAAAGTTTTAATCTTCTGCATCTTATTACCCCATCAGTATTATAGGGAACACAAACATTGATTAAATCTTCCCATTCTAATAAACATTCCCATAAATCATATTTTTTATTTTTAAATTCATTTTGTACTCGATCCTTAGTTGCAAAATTAATACCACATCCGTCAGGATTAGTTCTATTTTGATTACATATTTCTTCTATATATGAATCTTCTTTTATTTCCCAATATTTAGGGGTTTTATAATATGTTTCTCCAATTGCTTTATATACGATATATCCTTTTTCTGTTTTTTTAAAATTATTGTTCATCCAATCTTTTGGATTTAATAATCCTTTACATCCAGATAAATTAGCATCTGTTAGATTGGCTCTTGATAAATTAGCATCTGTTAGATTGGCTCTTGATAAATTAGCATCTGTTAGATTAGTATAGGATAGATCAGCTTTATATAAATTAGCCCCTGATAAATTAGCTTTATATAAATTAGCTTTATATAAATTAGCATCTGTTAAATTAGCTTCATATAAATTAGGTATATATAAATTAGTTCTTAATAGATCAGTTTTATATAAATTAGCATTTGATAAATTAGCCCCTGATAAATTAGTGTCTATTAGATTTGCATAGGATAAATTAGTTTTTAATAAATTAGCATGTGATAGATTAACATCTGTTAGATTAGCTTTATATAAATTAGCATTTGATAAATCAGCTTTTTTTCCGTTTACAGAATTGTTTAACCACATTTTATGTGATTTTAAAATTTCATTTAATTCTTTTCTATTCATTTCTCAATCTCCTTATATAGAACCTACAAAATAACCTATCAAAAACCCACCTATCACTCCTAACAATACCCCACCAATTACAATCAATTTATTTATATTATATTTATTTGTAATTTCTTCTAATTGCAATTTTAATATTTCATTGTCAATTAAAATAGGAATAGTTGCTTCTTTTACAGCTTCCTCACTTGTTTTAATTATCTCTTCATCTACAATTTTAATTATTTGGTTTATCAATTCCTTTATTTCTAAACCTTGATAATACTTTTCTAATTCTATTAGAGAATCTATTTCTTCCTCTGTCAATAATTGTCCGTACATCATTGGTATTATCAAGATCATCAATAAGCTCATCAGGAGTTTTCTTTTCCAATTCATTTTTAATCTCCTTTCTTTTTTTTGTGATTGAGACATTATTCTTTTTATTTCCTAACAAAGACATAATTATCATGGCAATAACACATCCTGAAAGAGTAGATAATATAGCAATCCAATTCATTATTTAACCCTTTGGTGGGAGTATGCTTCTGATTAGTTTTTCAAACATTCGAGTACTGACTATTAGTATGGCTGTTGCGAACCATATCCATCCTTCAAGAATTTCTAAAAACATTAAAGATGTGGCAATAAAGAAAACCAATCCTTTGACACTGATTAGTTTAATTAACAAATCACCAATTCTTTTCACAAAATTTTTAAAAAAATTAAACATATTTTCCTCCTATATTTATACAAAAAAATTTACAATACCAATTGATATAGATGTAATCAATCCTATACCAACAATAATTGCGTGATAAGTTTTAAATTTAAATTCTTCATTTTTTTTAAGTTCTTGTAAGCATTGTTTTTTATTCTCTTTATGCTCTTGTAAATGTTGTTTTAATATTGGATCATTTTCACAATTTTTTGGTAAATTATGTAATTTTCCATTTATTTTTTTTATTTCATCTTGAATCTGTTTTCCTTCAGTTTTTATTATCCCAATATCTGTTTTTATATCCCCAGATTCCTTTATCAAACTTTTAATATCTGTAAATATTTCAGTTATTAGTTTTTCATTCATTTTACTCTTCCTCTTTATGCATTAAATTTTTTTTTACTTTTTTTATACATTCATTAACGGAATATTTTTCAGTATTTAAAACTAAATCAGGATTATTAGGAATTTCATAAGAATCATTATATCCAGTAAAATTTTTTATTTCTCCTCTTATAGCCTTGGCCCACATTCCCTTAACATCTCTACTACTACATACCTCCTTTCTACATTTAACATATATTTCCTTAAATTTATTTCCTATTTGTTCTTTAAATTGTTTTCTAATATAAGCAATAGGAGAAACAAAACAACATAAAACTATCAATCCATGATTACATAATATTTTAGCTATATTAAAAGCTGTCATTATATTTTCAATTCGATCTTCTTTTGAAAATCCTAAATGAGGAGTAACTTCTTTTCGGAAAATATCTCCATCTAACAAAACTTTATCTTTCTGTATTTCTAATAATAATTGATTTGCAATAGTGGTTTTTCCAGAACAAGGTAATCCGGTGAACCATAATATTTTTCCTTTACCATTATTCCAGGTATCACATTTCATTTTTCTTTTTTCAGTACCTGATATTTTGGTTATGTTTTGTGGTACTTCCATTATAGAATATCCAACTCCTCTACCAACACACACAGTATCAATATCTGGTATTCTAATAACTTTTACAAGTTCGTTTTTTTGATATATTTCTTTAATTTTTCTTTCTCTTAATTCTATTGGAAATGGATCTGATAAAGATAATGGAGTTTCTCTAATTGCAATACAAACAGGTTTTTTATTATTAACAAATGAATCAATTATATATTTGTGTCCTTCATGAAATGGTGACCACCTACCAATAAATAGATTATATTTCACTTTTTATTCCTTATTCATCATATTCATGTAATCCTACATAAAAATCTATTGTTGCTGTGACTTGTCCTGCACATTTACATCGTGCCCACACTTTATTCCCTGCTGCAACCTTAGGCATTTGTAGCTCATTTGGACCACCATCTAATTGATTGGATAGCGGGGTGAAAACAATATCCGAATAAGTGTCATTAATTAAAGCAGCTGCCCCACTATCCCCTATTCCAAATTGTATAAAATATGTTTCATTTCTTTCGGTATTTTCAACTTCAATCCTGTGTAGATCAAAAGCAACTTTTCCAGTCTGTACAGGAGTATCGTTTGATCCTAATATTTGAACCCATGATCCCCATGTATCATTTCCCGCATCAATTTGAAAAGGTCCTGCGCCGCTTCCTACTTCATCCGCAACATGAATTTCTCCGTTTGGTGAAGAAGCTTTTTCAAACCATCTTTCATATGAATGTATATGAGTTTCTATTTCAACAGATTCTTCAAGTATTTGATCAATTTCTCGTTTATTAGATTTCCATAAACTCATAATTTTACTCCCTTAATCATATTCTATAATTACCATTTGCAGAAATAATTACAGAATTAAAATCTTCAAAATCTTCATCTATAGTTTCTCCTGGTTTAACAATCATAGCTAATCCATTTACAGTTATTGTTAGATTATTAGTACCATCATCATTAGTAATCATTAATGAAATCCAATCTCTTGAAGATTTATTTAAAGTTAGACTTCCCGAATTTTCATAATAATTAACAACATTCCCTCTTTGTTTATAACCTACAGCCATTTTAATCTCCTTCAATAATATTTATAATCATTTGCTTTATATCTGCAAATGAATTTATAGTTCCTTTATAAATTCCTTTAATTACTTTATACCATAATCTCATAGCTTTTCTTGCTTTTTCATCGTCTAATTGATCTTGTGATGGTATTGGATTATTCAATATAATTTTATTGTTTTTTAATTTATATTTATAATTTCCATATTGATCCTTAACCCATCCAGGAATACACATCTCTTCTAATGGTTCTGGATTGTTTATAAGATCCGGTCTTTTTATTTTTGGCTGTATTCGTAATTCAGTTATATTGTTGTTATCATTTAAAAAATATTCTATTACTTCAAAATCTTTTAATAATGACATATATTTTTTTCTCCTTTTATTAAATTTATTTTTACGCCACATTTTCCGGTAAATAATATCCTTGTATATTTAAAAAAGATATTCCTTGTGCATCTGTATTTTGGTATTCTATAATACCATTTTCATCACACAAAACAGTAATCATAATACCACTATCTAAATCAACCCCAGCTGCCAAATTAGTATAACCTATTCTTGCTACAGATATTTTAGCAGTAGCAGTTTCTGTACTTCCATTTGATCTTATTTGTAAATAATAACCATCAGCTACTCCATTTCCATCTAATCTTAATAAAGCAAATAATAACAAAGCTCGGACTCCCTTTGGGACATAAGCTGAAAAATCAACATCAGTCCAAGAAGTATCCGATCCATTATTAAGCACATATGAAGCTGGTCTCTCATCTTCTGGAATCAAATGTAATCTTCCCACATAATTACCATCAACCGTATTTTCAACATCTTTCTCCCATTGATATATTTGATCCAAGGCATCATCAGTTGTACTGTATCCCTGGTATCCATCTACATAAGGAAGACAATTTACAACTCCTTCCAAAGCACCTCCAGAATTGATCCATACAAGACCAATAACTCTTTCATTAGACACATAATAAAATCCTTGTTTTTCAGGATCATATACATCTGTAAATTCAGTTGTTGGGATTGATCCAGGATCATTTTCAGCTGCTAAAGAAGTTACTGTAAAAGAGGGGGTAGTTCCACTTACACTAACTTCAACTAATGCCCATCTACTTGCAGTTAATCCAGCAATACTAATAGTAGTTATAGTATCAATTATAATTATACCTTTATTACTATCGTTATCTAATCCAATTAAACCTTTACTTACTTTTAATGTTCCTGAATCATTATATATTTGAGCTGTTAATTGACCAATTGTTCCAGCTCTATTTTGTCTTAATTCAGGAATACCCCATACTCCAGTATCTCCACCATCAATTGGTTCTCTTTGAAAATAATTAGCCATTTGTAAATCCTTTAAAAATTATTTTATTCTTCATATACAATTGTCACCCATCCTCTATTATAAGAAGTAGCATCAAAAGCAGCATCGTTAAATCTACCTCCACTTCTTCTCCTGAGATTTATATTTGTACTAGTTACACCATCAACTCCTCCAGCTACTAAAAGAGGATCCGCTCCATCTTGAAAAGAATTAAGAGGATAAAGTGTAGTACCAGTATCAGGTCTAATGAATACACTTATAGATCTGATTTTCTGTGCATCAGGTAATCCATGAGCAACGGCAACGAGAGGAACTGTATTCATATCCCAATCACCTATTTCAATTACTTTTGTTTTTAATTTTACAATACTTTTAGCTCCAGCATCATCAAGATACATTGCTCTATCAATACTTACTCTCTCTTCATCTTCTACTTTATTTATATCAAAATAATACCAATTATCATTAGCATCATCACTCAAACTATACCCTTCATATGCTTCCAAATTACTAATAACATTAACAACCCCTTCTAAAGTACCTCCGCTATTTTTCCAAGCCAATCCTATACATCTTTTAGTACCTGTAATATAATATCCTGTTTTATCTCCATCATAAGATCCTGTAAAACCAGCTGGTAAAGAACTTTCATCTGTAGCTCCTACTATATCAGCGGCTGCAAAAGTAACAGCTGTTCCACTAACACTCATTTCTATTTTTGCCCAATTTCCATTACTAACTAATGCCATAGAAATAGTAGTAATTGTATCAATTAGAGATACCCCAGTAATAGTATTATCATCTATTCCTATTTTTCCTTTTGATATTTTTAGTGTGCCAGCATCATCATATAACTTACAAGTACAAATACCTAATCCCACATTAATATGAGCATCGTTATATTGTCCCCATTGATTTTCATCTTGACCAATGCGAGGTTTCCTCCAAAAATAATTAGCCATATATTTCCTCCTTCTTTTTTTGCCATCGTTTTTTTAATATTTTACTTATTTTATTCTTTGTTTCTTTTGTACGTATTATTCCAGAAAGTTTATTGCTTATTTTTTCTCTTACTTTTTTTCTTTTAGAAACATTATTATTTCCTATATAATATTTTCCGTAACATTTTCTTGAACAGAATTTTCTATTTGCTTTTTTCAATGATTCAAATTTTATTCCACATTGTAAACATCTTTTACTAATTCTGGCCGTGTATCTTCCTTTATTCCAGGCTTTCTGTCCTTTATGTATTTGACTCATCTTCTTTTTATATTCTGGATCTTTCCATAATTTCTTCATTTCCAAAATACGTTCTTTAGATAATTTTTTTCCTTTCTTTGCTTTTGACATCTTTCTTTTTGTTACTTCATGTACAACTCTGTTTTTATTGCCTCCACTACAGACATTATATCCATTAGGAATTATTGTATTTAATTTTTTAATCATTTCAACTTCAAAATAATCCAATAATTTATTGGGTAAATAAAATATATGTTTTTTAAAATTATCTTTTCCATGTTTTTTCAAAGCTCTTGTAATTACCATTCTACAATTTTCATTTTTTATTTCTTCTAAATATCGTCTAAATCTTTTTTCAAATGATCTTGTCGTCTGTCCTATATAAAGTTTGTTATTTATTTTATTTTCTAATACATAAACACAGCCCATATCACCTTCCTAATGATATACGAAGATCTAATAAATCTTTGCGCACATTTAATATTTTATCATCTAATCTAACAGGTAATGCTCCTAATTGAATTTCTCTAACTGAACTACTTCCTGTTAAAATATACCTCACTTCTCTTACAGTCAAAAGATCATCTAAATCTTTTCCAGTGTATTGTCCACCTCCATACAAATTATCTCCATAATGATCGCTTCCATAAGGAATTGGATTTGGAGCAGTTGAAGTTGTTGGAGGAATATTTGATAATATTCTTATTCTGCCATCTGCAATTAGCAACAAAGGTAATTGTTCTTCTATTTTCCACTGTATTGATGCTCTCCTGGTATTGATTTCATTTTCTCTTAATAATCCTTCTGCCCATTTTTCAATAGAAGTATTATCAATATCAGGCGCTGTTATTTTTTCTTCATATATATCATTATCTTCAGTACTCGAAACAGTAGTTACATAAGTTCCATCTTTATCTAATACATAATATTTTGTTCTGGCTTGATATTCATCATCAGGTTCATATTGATCAATTCCATATTTTCCTTTTTTACCAACAACCAAAGTTATTTTTGTTTCCGTATTTCTTGGTCTAAAAAAGAATTCTCCTTCTTGATCAATCCCAGTTATATATTCATTACCATCAGAAGCTGCTATTTTTTTAAGTGAATCTAAAACACTATTCATTTGACTATAATTTATTTCAAAACTTGTTATTGTTATATTAGGTGGGATTATTTTGGTTGCATTTTTTACAATAGGGGTTTTTAAAACTATAATACTATCAAGTAAATCATCAAGAATATCTTGTATTGTATCATTAGCGTAACTTTGAGATTCGGCATTTATTCTAACCAAATAATCATTTAATCCAAATCCACTATAATTATAACTTGCTTCTGTACTACCATTTATTGGTATTTCTCTAATTACACCGGTAAAAAAATAATCGTCGCTATTGAATATTTTAATTTTTATAATATCCTTTTTTTCAATACTAACAGATTGAGCAAAATATAATATGAAATCTCTACAACCAGATTCATCTAAAGAAAATTCACATCCTAAAAAATCACCAACTCCAGATTGATAAACACCTTTATATGCTAAACTATTATCATACCATTCTATTATAATGGGGATTGCTGATATATTGTATGGATTAACTTTTCCACCATATGGTCTATCTCCATATTCCGGAGTTCCAAAAGAATAACTCATAAGTATATTTTCCTAAATTTAAAATTTATAGTACATGCATTTCCTTCATACTCTATTTCATTATTCCAGGGCTGTAATCTGAAAAATCTTCCTGGATCAAAATATTCTATTCTATTTCCGTTATTAACTTTAACTGTTCCTTCTTCACAATTTATAACAAGAACATCTCCAATCTGAAAATTTGGATAATTGAATTGAAACTCCATTCCTCCATCTGATTTATTTATCATTTTTACACTTGGTAAATTAGCTGCTTGATTTGCTTCAACTTCAATAATAGGAGAAACTAAAAAATCGCTTCCAGTATTATCAACATAAAATGTTCCATTTCCAGCTAATACCTGGGTGTCTATAGTCTGTGTAGAATCTTTCCAAAAAGGATCTTCTGCTATAAAATCAACAGTCACTTCTTTAAATCTTTGATTTTCTTCCTGTCCTGTTGATACACTTGGAAAATAAACCTCTATATATCGACTAACAGCATCAACAGTTTTTTCAAGTTGCCCTCCTTTAAGAACTGCTTGCATAAAATCTCTATATCTTGATTCGTATTGAGTTATAGTATCTCCTCTTATTTGACCACCTATTGAAATTGTTCTTGCTTGAAGATAACCATCCGCAATATTTCTTCCACCAGCAGCATAAAATTTATTTGAAATATTTGAATTTGTATCAAACGGGTCATCAGATATCCAAAAGTCGGGTGGAAAATTATAAACATTATTATCTACATCTGTTAATTTTAAATTAGGCACTGCCATTATATTGTCCTTTGTACATTTTGAAATCTTCTTCCTAATTTTCTTGTTACCATTTCTGCATCTGCATCATTTTTAACTATGAAAGTATTATTCATTATTACCTTTCCGCCTAACATATTTCTGGTTTCACTTGCTGGAATTACTGTGGATGTTCTGCCTATATTCATGAGTTCTGGCCCTGCTTCTCCTACAACTGCTAATCCTGGAGTAACCATTCCTCCGGCTTCAAGATTTTTCACCAAAGTAGCGGCAGCTCCAGCTGCTACAGCTAAAGACGCCCATTTTGCAGCCGCAGGTAATCCTCCTGGTATAAGAGCAGAAGCTACTGATCTTATCACAAATTCTTCAGCAAAAGCATTTAAAACAGTAGCTATAGCATTTTGAGCAGCCTTTTTAAATACTTCCCAGGCATCCTCTCCTTTGATGACTCCTTCAATCATAGCATTAGTAAAATTCATCATCAATTTGATAGCAGATTTAGAAAATTCTTCCACACTATATTCCATTCCAGCAAAAGTTATAATCCATTTTTCTTGTATTTCATCAGCAGTTACATTCATCATGTCTGATACAATTTGATTTACTCCGGTAACAGTAGCAACAAATTTCTCTGCGCTTTCTTCTTCAACTTTTCCAATTTTTTTAAAATAGTTTATAAACATTTCTATTCTTTCTTCTAAATCATTTTTTGTTTTTTCTCTTATTTCTTTAATAATCTGTAAACGTTCTTTATTGTAAAATTCATTTATAGCAGAAATAGAAGCCCCAATTTCTCGTGCTTTTGCTATTGTTTCTTTTCTTTCAAATTCAAGTATTTGAAGTCTGTCAGCTGATTGTAAAAATAATTTATCAGTCCATTCTTGCTCAAATTCTATTCTTCTATCTTTCGCTTCTTCATTCTCTTTTTTTCTTTTCTTTTCCTGTTTTTCTTTTATTTCATTTTCTTTTTCAGTAAATGTTAATAATATATTATTTATTGCATTAGCCTGCTTTTTTATTAATCCTATTTCTTCACCAAGTCTTTTCTCTTTTTTCTTTAAAAATTGTTCTTCACTTAATTCTATTATTTTTGTTGATGCTTCATATTGTTCTCTTGTCAACTCAAATGTATTTCCAATCAGCTTTTGAGCTTCAGCTGATTCTCTTAATGTTTTTTCTATTTTTTTATATTCTTCTTCAAGTGGAACCAACTGTTTCTGCAAATTTAATAAATCTAACTTTGCTTGTTCTTTTGCTAATTTCTCCATTTCTTCGGCAGGAATGGCATCTCCATATTCCTCCATTTTTTTAGTAACTCCAGGTAATATTTTTGCCAATTCTCCTGTTGTTTCTTTTACCGCATTTTGAGCAAATTCATTATCTTCAGCTTTTATTATAAGATCTTTATATTCATCAACTAACTCTTTTGTTCTACTAACATTATCTCCTATTACCGTATATTGTTCTTTCCATCTGTTATTATTTGATACTATTATCTCATTTAAAGTAGCAATACCCACAGTCAAAGTAGCTACAGATGTTAATATTAATCCTAAAGGATTTGCTGCAATACCTGCTGATAATAATTGAATTGTTTTTATTACTTTCGTAATCCCTAAAGCTAACGGAGCTAATGTTGCTGTTAATCCTACTATTGTTATAATAATTGTTTTAGTAGAATCATCAAGATTATTCCAACCATCTAACAAGCCAGAGACAAAATTTGTTAAATCATAAATTATAGGCAATAATACATCACCTATACTAATAGCGACTTTTTCTATTCTATTCTTAACAGTCTCAAAAGTTAATTCCTGTTTTTCAAAAGCTTCTGTAGTAGCTCCAGCGCTATTTTCTATATCCTTTAAAACTTCATCAAAGTCAGATGCTCCTTCTCCTGTTAATGCCATCGCTCCTTTTAATGCTCTAACATTTGTAAATAATTTTGCCATCTCCTCTTTTGATCCATCTGTTGATTCAATAACTTTATCAATAGTATCTTTAAGACCTAACTGCTGAATTGCCATTTCTCCACTCTCAAAACCCATTTCTTCTAATCTATTAATCATTTCTTTTGAAGGTTTCAAGAACGCTGTTACTATGGCATTAAACTGAGTTGTAGCTACCGCCGCATTTATACCTTGTCTTGTCATTATGGCAATAGATGCACCTAACTCATCAAACTCTATTCCCATATTAGCAGCAATAGGAATAGAATTTCCTATTGTAGCTGACAACTCATCCCCTGTAATTTTTCCTTTTTTAATTACAGTAAAAAGTTTATCGCTTATTTCTCCAGCTTTTTCTGCCTCTAAACCGTAGGCATTTAATCCAGTCGTTATAACATCAACAGCTGTATTAGTATCAACTAATGCAGCCCTAGCAAACTGAGCAGATTCAGCCACAAAGCCCACTGCTTTAGTTGGTTCAACACTTGCAGATAACGCTTGATATAATCCTTCACTAAGATCTTTAGCTGATCCTAGCCTTTCATCAAGTCCAAGTAATTCTTTTCTCATACTATCTACGTCTACATTTACATCATCTATAAGAGTTGATACATTAGCAAAGGATTTATTAAATTCATCAGTTTTGACAATAGCACCTGTAAACGCAACACCAATAGCTAAAGAAATACTCATAAATCCCTTTTGTAGATTCTGAAGATTAGTAGCCATACTTTTGTTAGTTGCTTGAATTGTTTTACTTCCAGCCACCCATTGTTTAGAATCAAGTATCGCTCTTCCTACAACTGCCCCAGCCTCAAACATTTTTTCTTCCTTTAAATTTTGATCTATATTTATCTAATTTACAATTATTTCCTCTATTTTTTCTATTTCCTTTAGCATAATAATAACTTTTATTATCTTTTCTAATATTTATATTAGTTATTAACACAATTATTTACTCCCAATTTTAAAACTTTTTTTATGTGCTAATTTATCCCAAAGAGTTTCTTGTCTATATCCTAATAATTTTTTTATCATTCTTACTTTTCTATTATGCCATCTTTTATATATTTGATTTCCTTTCCTCGTTTGAATACTTGCCATACCTATTCTCACTGCTTCGGCTGTATTAATAGAATTTTTTAATTCATCTACTTCTTTCATTATTATCAATTCTTTTATTATCTCACGTCTTAATTTAATATCAACATTATTATCAAAATATGCTATGTCATCTATCGTTAATCCTAATCTAATTTCTTTTGCGAAATCTTTGACTTCGCTTCCTCGATAGGGTTTACTTTTGTTATTTCCTTCTGGTAATCAACCAATATATCAGCAAGAAATTGCAGAGAATATTTAAAATATTCTTTATGATCTCCCCCAAATATTAAAGTTATTTGCATACTCAATTTTTCGGCTACAGATAATTTTTTATTTTTAACTATCTTTTTCATTTCAAATTGTTTTTCAATAGTTAAAGGTTTTGATTGTATTATTTTCTCTTTTCCTTCTGTATCAATTAATTTATATTCAATCTTATTATATTCATCAATAAACTCTTTCATAATTTTTCCATTCTCCTTAATAATTTAATATAGCTCCTGATAATTATTAGGAGCTATATTTCTTAATTATAAACCTACACTTGAAGCATATCCACTATAACCAAACGCTTCTTGACTTTCATCGTAAAAACAATAAAACTGAACTTCTAATCCTCTTTGAGAATCCGGGCCGTATACGACATTTCCAGTAATAATAGGCATAGCTTTGAACATCAACAAACGATATAGTAAATCAGAAGAGGCATTTCCATCAGAATCAACTCTCCTTGAAATCAATTCTTTTGTAAAATTTTCTCTTCCTGATCTATAAATATCCCTTCCAAGTTTAGCACTGTTTCCTCCACCACTTTTAGTCACTCCTCTCATTAATTTTTTAAGTAAATCAATTGTAATTTGTCCATAAGTAGCAGTAATGAGATAAGCTTGACCAGTAGGTATTTTGTCATATGGTTGAGTTCCATCTTGAGCATATAGAATATCTTTTATATCTTCCACATATTCAATAGTAGCTTCATCAATAGTTTTCCCAAGATTAACATTATCATATTCGATCAAAATTACACCAAGTGGTCCTTCCCAAAAATTGTTTCCAATTGGAGCATTAGCCATAATTAATCTCCCTCCACAAAAATAATTTTATAATTTGTAACATATTCTATTCTGCCATTTTCATCTGTATCCAATAAATACGGTTTTTGTATTGCTGATATTTGAGCTGTTTGTATTGCTGGGTAAGTATCACTACCTACCGTAATAGAAGGTAATATCAACCCAAATCTGCTTGTTATATTATTAAATATATCAAAAGATAATTTCCTTGAAGCTGGAGCATTTGTATCTCTTGTTAATATTTGAATAGTTGGTTCGGAATATCTTGTCCAAGGTTGTTCAGTTCCTCCAGTATCTCTAACAATCACTACTCTATCAGGTATAATCGTTTGGGTAGTTCTTAAATTCATAACATTAGAATAAATCACTTCAGTAGGAAATTGTACTCTTAAATATTGAACCAAATTAAAAATCATGTTCCAGCTGCCTTTCTATATATTTTTACATATAAACCATATAATTCTTTCTTATCGTTTTTCAAATGATTTTCTAAAAATTTACCTCTAACTCCAGCTACATTCTCTTTTGTTCTTTTTGCCCTTACCTTTCCACCCGGGACATATTGTTCACCATAAGGAATCAAATTTTCATGCATCTTGGCAGCATATGGAGTATTAAATCCAATAGTAACAACATTTGGATTATTTTCTCTAAGAGAAGTTACTGGTGTTCCTTTTCCTTTTCCGGCAAATAATGTATCCCCTATTTTTTTATTTCCTACAAACACACTACCACTTCCTCTTAATCGACCATCTCTTATAGGAGGTAATGAAGATTCTCTTGGTGAACCATTCACAGTATAATTAAGTAATTTTAATCCTAATGCCATTAAACCTTTTTCTCTTGCTTTTGGATCTATTTTATTAAAAAATTTTTTTAATTCTTTTTCCATATCAGAAGTATCAAAATCTATTGTCAACATTTTTTTATTAGCCATCTAAATGTAAATCTCCTTATGGCTGTCCATAAATCCAGCTACATTCTCAACTTTTAAAATAGCAAATTCTTTATTACTTAACTCATATGCCTTTCCATTCTTCTTTGTAATTTTAATTAGATCTTCATAATTAACATCTTTACTATCATCTACAAATATTAGTTGATTACCTATAACTTCTTGTCCATTTATATCTCTAACCATTTTATTATAATCTTCGATTCTTGCTGGAACTCCAATTGTAGTAGTGTCTGTTGGGACTCCATTTATATCAAATTTACGTCTAATAACTGTTATTTCATCTGTCATATAATTATTTATCAATTTCTTTTTTCCTTCTTTTTATTTGTTTTTTTAAAACGGATGTAACAATTTTCTTCTTCATCTTTTGTTGCGCTTAAATTATAATTTGGCATTAAATTTGTTATTTTTTGTAATGTTAAATAATTAGCTTGACCAATATCATGAGTAGTTTTATATGGATCTTTTCTAAATATATTCTTATCTCCTCTTCTAAATTGAATAAATATATTTCTAATTTCAGAATTATTAATTTTTTCAAAAAATAATTTTACATATTGCATATCAGGTAAAAATTGAATTATATTTAATGCTACTATTAAATAAGGTTTTGGTTTAAATTTATTAAAATCCGTCATTTTAATTGGATCTATTAAAATAAATTTTGTCTTATTTGCTTCCGTCCAACAAATATTATTTAATTTTGCCTCTATTATACTTCGTTTTGCTATATCTATTCCTATATATTTTTTAATATTAATTTCTCCACGAAATAAATACAATCCAAACAAACCTCCTCCACATCCCAAATCAATAATTGTTTTATTATCCAAATTATAATTATCCACAATCATCTGGTATTGATCAAATAATTTTTTTAAATCTTCTTTTGTGAAATTATTTGTATCCAAATGAGCAGAACGAGGACCTACCCTCCTTTCCCATGCTCTTTTGTATTCCTTAGTTGTTATCATAATTATTCTCCTTTTCAATTTTTGAATATCTGCACCTTTTGCAGATAAATAATAAATCGCTTTCTTTTCTGCCTTCAACTTTCTCTATTAAATCTTTATATTTATCAGATTTTAATATATTTATTAATCTATTATCTTTTATATTTCCGAATATTGTTTCTTTTTTCCAATCCTGGCAACATAAGATTAAATTTCCATCAGATAATATATTAAGATAATTTAATCTATTTTGTTTACATCCATATGTTTCTTCTTTTATCTTTATTTTTTTTACTGTTCCTGCTCTTGTTGAAAAATCAAATAATCCTCCATTTCTCCAAGCATTCCATATTCTCATTTTTATTTTAT